GCTACTCTATCTTTTAACATTTCAGCTTGCTTTAATTCTGCAAAGTGACCGTCTTGTAAAAAGTCATAGAATATATTATCTCTAATCATTGGCCATTCTTCTTCAGCAATGATTCCTTTTAATACTAATTGTGTTCTTAAAATATCATTAAACAGTTCAATAAATTTCTTTCTTAATCTTTGAACAAATTTAGTAAATTTTAATTCGTCTCTTGTTATTTCTGTTGATCTTCCTAAATTAAATCCTGTTGAAGCTTCTAATCTACTTGATGGTACATTCAATGATCTATAAAGTTTTGCTCTAAAGTATTCTATGTCTGTAATTTCTCCTAGATTTTGGCCTCCTGGTAATGTAGAAATATCTGTACCTCTACCACCGTCTCTACTTGGTAACCAAAAGTCCTCTAACATTGACATATAGTTTCTATCGTCTCTAATTTCACCAGTAGCTGCGTCATATACAAGTTTGTTTCTATATCTTGCCATAACGTCTCTTAAATATTGTTCAGCTTTCATTTTAGGCAAATTACCAACATCAATTTTAAATATTCTTCTTTCAGGTGCTCTTGCTATTCTGTAAATAACAGCAGCGTCTTCAATCATTCTTAATTGATTAACTGGTTTAATTGCTTTATGTAAATATGATAAAACTATATTTTTATTTTGATCTATTAATCCTGACGGACAAAATGCGATTGTATCTATTGCTATTTTAATACCTTGTAAACTAGCACCACCTACACCTCTTTCATTATACAAAAAATACTCCATAGTTTCGTCTACTAAATTCGTAGCCGATGGAGCAACTCCGTCTGGTCTTCTCTTTCTTACTTCTCTAATCTTTTTAATTTTTCGTGGGTCTATGTATTTAAGTTCAGTAATACCCATTTTGCCTGTTTCGGTATCTATTATTTTTTGGAAATAAATTCTACCATCAACATACCAACGTCTAAAAAGGTCGTGACCTCTAGTGTTGAATTGCATTAATCTTAATATTTCTGCAAATTCTTCCTCTACTCGTCTCTTTACATCACGTCCATAAGGTACACCATCTGTTATTAATCTAACAGCTTGTCTATTTTCATTTGAAACTATTGCTTCATTGACAATATCCTCAATTGCCATATCACATTCTGGATGTATTGAAATTTCTCTGTATCTTCTTATGAGGTCTGCTTCAGTCTTTGCGTTACCTTCCATGTCAAGGTGAGACGCAAAATATCCTCCAGCGGCGACAACTTGTGTGCCGTCCTCTGCTTGAGGTGTACTAAAGTTTTGTTTTGGATCGGATTTAGGTTTATCTCTGGTAATCTTAAATCCAAAAAATTCTGCCATAATTTAACTCCTAGTTGTTTATACGATACTACTTATAATGGTTTTAAAAGGGCGATCCGAAGACCGCCCCCTAATTTTTTATTACGTTGTAGTATTTGTTTCAAAGTATTGATATTCAAACGTAACACCAAAAGTTTCAATTTCTGTTGTTTCGCCCATACTTAAATCAATACCTGTTATCTCTGTCGGGTATAAACCTCTCAAAGTATACGATTTAATGTTATTACCGTTTCTGTCAAGATGATCTACAAATGCGTCAACTTGGTAATCAACTGGATTAGTTAATCCCTCGTTGTCAGTCATATTATTAATACCATTCTGCCATCTTTCAAAAGCATTTCTGATTTTGAAATTTGTATCGTTTAGTACCGTAATTGACCATGCCGGAATTGTTCTATCACCTGCTATTTTTATAGCTCTACCTCTAAAAGGAACATTGACGTTTGCAACTGTCATGCTCGGTATAGATGTAGCTGTACATAAAAACGCTAAGTCTTCTATTTCGCCACCAACTTGTGCGTAACCAGGAAAAGGCATTGTAACCTTAAACTGATTGGCTCTTGCGCCACCGCCTGCAAGTTTAGCTTTGAAGTCATTAATGTTTGCCATTTTTTATTTCTCCTTCTCTACTATTAACCGCCTGCGACTTCTTCAAAAGAAACGCCAGTCCGTGTTGCGATGAATTGTAATGTAATAAAGTTGATACTTCTTGCTGGTTTAATAAATATCTCAGCAATAAATTCATTTCTATCAATTACTTCACCTGTGTTATTTGTTTCGTCACATACTACCATAAAGTCTGTTAGACCTCGTCTACCTTGTACTTCTCTTAAAAAAGGTTCTACAATGTTTCTAAAGTTAGCTCTTGTAAATTCATCATTGAACTCAAAGAGTTGATATTTAGAAGCAGTTGATATTGCCTTCTCTAAAATAATAAACAATCTTCTAACATTGATTCTATCAAAAGCACTTGGAGCACTTAATCCAGTTTTGTCACCAAAAAGAACTGTGCCTTGTCCTGGGAAAGTTACCACAGGATTAACACGAGCTTTATATAACTCGTCTCTTTGTGCTTTATTTGGATTGTATGCTAGTTTAACTGCGCCTCTGATAATACCTCTGTTAAGACCTGCCGGTGACCACCAACTATCTGCGATTATATCGGTTCTAGCTGCTAGACCTGCAATATCTCCATTTAATGGTACATATCTATATACGTCATTATATCTGTCGTACATATACTTGTAACCACTATCCAACACAACGTAAGATGAAGAACGGATACCGTTCATAAATGCTAGTACGTTTTGTGTTTGCGTGATTGAAGAAGCAACGTTAGCCACATCTGATCTCTCTGGAGATACGAATGCGATAGCGTCTTTTCTTTTCTCTGCTATAGAGATTAAGTCGTCAACTTTAGTAGCGTCACATTTACCGCCCATGATTAAACCAACGTCCACAGTTTCAGAATCTTCAAACATTTCGTATGCTGTTTTGATTTCTCCTGTAGAAGCGGCTGAACCGTCAGCGCCTGCTTGTAGACTGTCAGATTTTGGTGTATTAATAGCTGCGAAAGTAATTCCACTAGCTGCTGTTCCAAAATTTGATCCAGAAGCATGGTGATCCATCCAATAGATATAACTTGATCTATTGTAAACTACGTTTGCATAGTAATTTGAATCTCCTTGTGGTGTTTTTGCGTCTGAAGCTTTTGATACTTTATCATAAACTTCTAACACTTCACCACGTGTTCCTGTTATGTCGCCATCTTCGTCTACCACGACCACGTGCATTTCATCGTTAGTAGCTGCTTTTGAAGTTGCAAATGGAGATGTTCCAGGAGCACTTGACACCATGTCATAGTATTCCCAAAGTCTCTTTACGTTTGCACCATTAGCTGGAACTATATGTAATCCACCTTGACCTGTGTCTGCTCTTGTAAATGTAATATCGTTTGTTGCGATACTTGTTATTTTATATTTGTAACCATCATAATCTGAACCTGCAGCTGTTTTAGAAAACTCAACTATGTCTCCTACGTTAAAGCCTGTTCCAGATGTTAATGTTACTGTCGTATGACCAACAGCCATAGCTGTGTCAGCGATTGTTGTTTTAGCGTCTTCTTGAAAACCTGTTGCGCTGTGACATACAGAAACTTTTAAGGTATTACCCCAAGCTCCTGCTGTTCTAGCTGCCCATTCTCCAACTGTAGCCGCTCCACCAGAATAGTTATCCTGATAGTCTTGTGTGTTCTTTACCACAAACAAACTTCCTGAAACGGAAGCGTTTGCTAAACCAGTATTTTGTGCTCGTACAACTCTTAATGCGTTAGAGTAAGATAAAAAGTTTGCAGCTGTAAAAAAAGATTCAAAATTATTTGAATCCGGTTTGCCGAAAACTGTTACTAACTCTTGCTCACTAGAGATTGATGTAACCTCATCTAAAGGACCTTTTCTGAACTCGCCAGCAAAGGCACCAATTGATGTTGATACAGCGGGAATGATTCTTGTTAAATCTTTCTCCTGAACGAGAACGCCTGGTGATACTTGAAATGCCATAGGTTATTCTCCTCTTAATTAGCTAATTATTAATTGTATATTTCACAAATCGTAAGTTTTCTTACGCCCATATTTAAACGTATCAGTTAAAGGTATTTATAAATGTTGGATATTGTAGACTATTGACCTTTTCTTGTTGCCGGAAACCACCTGGTACCATATTCATCAACAGCTTCCTCATCTTCCTCTGGATCGTGAACACCATCGTCTACAAAACCAAACGGTGCCATGTCTTGCTCTATCAAATTCTTTTGTTCCTCATACATTTTTAAACGAGCATTAGTATTAGACAATTCTTTAAAGAAAGGTTGATTAGATAACCAACCAAATATGACTAAACACATCATTAAATCATCATTTGATCCGTCTTCAGCCTGCCAACTTTGGCCTCTTTTAGTAAAGGTTGACATCTCCTGTATAATATGCCAATCATTTATTATAAGTTTATCTCCTTCAACTACAGTTTTTAAGTTAGAACAACCAACTCTTTTTATCTGTTTTGTCATACGAACACCCATAGATGAACCACGACCACTAAACATTGCACCTAATATTTGACCAGCACGACCTTTTTGAGTAGTCATTAATATATTAGGATATTCAATTTCAAACTGTAAAGCCTCTGCTACTTGCTGACCTATATCATTAACCTCTGTTAATATATGAGCATGATTATATGCTAAACATACTCTGTTAATTATATTAGGAAATACAAAGGGTTTAATCTCGTTACTTCTATATTTGGCCACAACTTTGTAAGGCATTTTAGATACATCAAATACCAGAAAGGCAGAATAATCTTTATCAACACCTCTTGAAACGTCCACTGTACAAACATAAGTATGTCCTTCTATTTTATCTTCGTATATATCAACACCTTGAGCCGATTTTATAGGATTTATAATAGGTATTTGTTTAATTTTAGTAGCTGATATTAAAGTATTTACAGAACCTAAAAACTCACACTCAAACTCTTGTTGAAATTGTTCCTCACTTGTATTACGTATAGTTTGTTCTTTCCATTTTTCATCACGTCCTGGTACTTCACTCCAATGTACTTCAATAGGTATATAATCATTTTTCTTGGATTGAGAATCCATCCAAAGTTTATAAAACATATTCATACCATAAGGTGTAGATACTATAACCATTTTAGTTTTTGTACCAGCAGATATTGTAGGATAAACTGAACTAAAAAACAATTCAGCAATATTAGTAGGTACGAAAGCAAACTCGTCAAGAAATATTATATTATATGAACCACCTCGGATAGCACTTGAAGATGTAGCAGCCGCCACAATAACTGATTTGTTTTCTAATTCTATATTACCTTTGTTCCAATTAATTACACCTTGTTGTAACCACTTTGGTAAATTTTCATATGCTAATTGTACTCTACTTAAAATATCTCTAGCAGTAGAGGACTTATTGGCAAGTATGGCAATATTACTATTTGGATTAAATAATGCAAAATGTAAAAGATATGATACTGTTGTTGTGGATTTTCCTGATTGTCTTGGTAGTTTACAGATTGTAAATCTATTATCATGTATCGTATTTACTATTGTCTTTTGAAAAGGATACATCTTAAAAGGTATTAAACCCTCGTCAAGTGATACAATCTGGATATAATTTTCCATAAAGTAAATAGGGTTCTCAGCACACTTTTGATATTCTAATATTTGTTCTTTACTAAAATGTTGTGGTGTATTAATCTTTTTTAAATTCGGGTTTCCTAAATATGCTTCACTCATTTATTACTATTGCCTCTATGTGTGTGTAACCTAATTTTAAGGCAGCTTTTAATCTTTGGTTGCCTTTATGTACACTCCACTTTTTCTCCATATATATTTTTCCATTAACTCCATATCTAATATTCTCACTTATTTTATGTGTGTAAACCTCTATAGGGTTAATCAATTCTTGTCCATCAATTAATTCTTTTAACGGTACGCCGTGAGTTTTAAGATAAGTTATATCACTTATCGGTATTATCCTTTTGTTCGGGTGTAACGTTTTTGCTTTCAATATTCTCATCTTCTTGTTTTCTATTTAACATCTTTTGTAATTCAGCAGTTGATCCAACAAAAAGAGCATTCTTAACATTTGTACTTGCAATCTTTGGTACTTCTTTTAATTCTTTTAATTTCTTTTGTAAGTCTTGTAATTTATCAACTGTAGTTGCAACTTGTCCTAATAATTGTCCTGCAACTTCATATGCTCTAGGGTGTTGGCCTTCTTTTGCAATTTCTAATATACCATCAATAGCTTCATTACCTTTATCTATTAAATGGAAATAGTTATCTCTACTATATTTGTAATCGTTATCTACGTCTGTCTTATCTTTATCTTCAACTCTAGGAACTAGAGGTTTAAATTCTTTTTTTTCTACCACAGCGTTTTCAGTTGCAGTCTCAATACCTAAAATTTCATTTACTTTTTCTTCTATATTGCTCATAATATTTACTCATCTTGTCCAGTTTTTGGGTTATATTTTTTACCATCGGTATAATTACTTATAGTTGTTGTAAATCCAAAATCATCATCAGCGTCAGCTGTTATTGGATCAGGCACAACTATTATTCTTTCTTCACGTGAAGCAGTATCCCAATTTGAAGATGTATATAATTCTGATTGTACTTTTTTGATAACACCTGCATTAGAAGTAGGACCAAATAAGTATGTCTTCGCTGTAAAATTCATTGTATATATTACTGCTCTTCTATTTGTAAAAGCACCATCATAACTATCTTCATAATTAATAGTGTTAAGAACAATTGGTACGTCTCTTTTTATATTCATTTCAGGTAAAACATTTACTGTAACCGTATAATCTGGTTGAAAGAAAGGTAAAATTTGTTCTACAATTTGTAAACCATTTTCAGCAGTTGCTGTAAAGGCATAAACATTTAAACTTATGTTATATGGTACAGGTGTATAGTTAAAACTATTTTTTGTTCCTGAAGAAGCTACACCACTAGAATCTGTTTCATGTAATATATATTCTGCATGACCTGTAGTAGCATTTGCTTTTTCTAATATAACAAGACCACTCTCATCTTCCATTTGTACTCTATCTAATAGAGCGGATGATTGTGCTCTAGATAAATCTACTTTTGTTTTTCTAAACTTATGAACTCTTGTTAACTTTCTACTAGGATCATATTGTAATCCTGATATTTCAAATCCTATTCTTGGTAAAGTTATTGCAAATGATCTATCAGTTAAATCTGGTTGTTGTTCTAAACGAACTAAAAACTTTTCTTTAGGTGCATATGCTAAAGGAACTTTTATTCTTTTTGTAACAGCGCCTGTTGTTCTATTGGTATTTTCTATAACAATGTTATTGAATAATTGTCCAAATGCAATTATAATCTTTCTTAATCCTTCATTGTAAAATGGTGTTCCAAACATTATTGATCTACCTCTCCAAATGGATTTCTTTCAGTGAAATCTAATACATCATCTGTTACGGATTCTGTATCAAAACCGGCTGCCGTATCTAAATCTAAATTTTGTGCATAATCAGATTGAGTTTGTACAGTTGTTTTTGTTGAATCATAACTTTCATTAATTAAGAAATTAGCATTACCAGATTTAGTGTCATCTTGTTCTAATTGTATTGTACCTTTTTCATCTTCTAAAGTAAATCTATCTACTAATAAGTTTACAGAATATTTAGCTTCTTTAGCGTCAATACCTGCAACGCCAGTAGCAATTGTTTCGTTTGCATATTCCCAACGTGTAACTCTTAATTTATAAACAGGTAAATTACCTAATTGAAAGAAAGGTTCCTGATCTTCTACAAATTGAATTTCAAAGAAACTATTCATCAAAGGAAAGAATAAAATATCTCCTTCGTTAGGTCTACCTGGTACTTCTAAATTTGTTTTTACGTTTACTTTATTATGGAATCTTCTTTTAGAAACCATTAGAGTTGTATCTTCTCTAATTTCTAATCCAAATTTACTAATTAATTCTTGTTGACCTGCAAATCCTTCAGTAGTTTCAAAATACATTTCAATAGGAAAAGCATTTTTAAATTTACTATTAACATCTTCACCTAAAACCAAAGATTGATTTACAATACTTCTTGGCATATAGTAAATTAAATTACCATATATTTTTAATCCTTCTATGATTAAATCTTCGTAAAGATATTTTTCGGATGCATTCCCAATACCATCGCCTGACTGAAAATATGGATTCATTACTACCATAGTTGTTTACCCTATCAGAAAGTTATGAGGCTCTTCAAAAGTTGTTCTAATTTCTGTTTCTAATTTTTCTATATCTGTTAGTGATTCGGAGTATAATTGGCCTCCGTTAAGTGATACACCACCTATCATAGCAACGCCATTAAATTTAGATAAGTTTGCTCCCCATTGTTTTTTAAACAAAGCAGTTACATATCTTTTTAACCACTGATCGTTGTATATATCGGTATTAGTTGCTGGGTCTAATTTTCTAAAACAATCTATAACTAAATGTTCACCAACTCTTAAATCTTCTTTCCAATCCATATCAACAAATAATTTGTTATCATTTTGATTAAATCTTAAAGGTTTTTCACCTACTAAAATATGATCTAAAAAATCTAAATGTCTTAATACAACATCATAGTTAACTACCGATGTTGAAGAAAAATCATATAAATCATTTAATCTCATTTGGTATCTTACATCAAATAAATTTAAACTTCCTTTACTTGAAAATGGAAAAATATTTGTAACCGAAATAACTGTTTCAGGAACAATTATATAATTTTGATTTTCCTTCCAAGTATTTGTAATAGAATTTTTAGTTATTGATTCTGAAACATCTCCATTTGTTACAATTCTATCATAATCTGCTTGTGTGTATTCGTATTTTAGATAACATCTTCTTATTGCATTCATATGAAATTGAGAATAGTATTGCATAGCTTCATCTAATCTATCCTGCAATTGATCTTCATCAACGTTAATCTCTATAACTGGTTGACCTAATGATCTTAAAGCGTAATCTTTTAATTGTTCTCTTGTTGCTGGTGTTGCCATGTTTATATTTATCCTTAATTAACTTGTTGTACCATACATTGTTTTTAATGCTGTGCCACTTGAATTTTTAATTACAATACTTGTTGAGTTACTAACTCCGCTAGACAATGTTAAAGCACCTGTTATTTTAACATTACCTACTACGTCTAATTTTTCCGCTGGAGTTGTTATACCTATTCCAACGTTACCATCATTTCCAAATGTGACAACTGAATGGGCTGCAGTTGCGTCACTATTGTTAGCAAGACTATTTTGGACTATATGTAATTTTCCTCTTGCATAAGAAGTTCCATCATCTTCTAACATCATTCCAGTTTTGAAAAAACCTTCTGAATTAGATACTTTAAATAAAACACCTGCTGTACCTCCTGTATCAGAATTATCATTTTCCACATAGATAAAAGGATTTGCTGAATCTTTAATATGTAATTCTGCTAAAGGACTTGTTGTACCTATTCCAACATTACCATTATCAACAATGTTAAAAGCATCCGCTGTGTCTTCGGTATCAATACCTAATGTCCATTGATTAGTAGCGTCATAATAACTTTTAATTCTGTGCTTAACATTGGTGTTTTGTGTAAACTCCATGTCAACACCTTTACCAGCCGCATTTGGATTATCTAATTGTAATACTGTAGTAAGTGCTGCTGTATCAGGCGATACAACGCTTAGCATTGAAGCAGGATTTGTAACACCTATTCCAACTTTACCATCATGTTTAATTCTTACTCTTTCGGAGCCAGTAGTTTCAAATATTAAATCTTGAGCAGATTGATTTGCTCCAATAACAGCATTTGAACTTTCAACTCTTAAATCTAATCGTTTATTACCACCATCTGTTGTTTCTAACCTTAATAGTGGCATGTCTACAGCAGACGCAGCTATATGAAATAGTTTGTTAGGATTATCTGTACCAATACCAACTCTACCTGCTGCTATATGTATTTCACTTGCTCCAATTTTTAAATCTGTACCATCGCCATAGATATGTTCACCAGTGTTACCAAATTGTATTTGTGTATTTGCGTCTAGTAAAGTATTTGAATCAGTAACCATACCAGAACCAGTATACCCTATAGAACCTTGCGATCCTGTAAAACCACCTGTTAGTGGTTGTAAAGCCCACGCCTCACCATTCCATTTCCAGGTACGAGTACCTAGATTGTATGTATCATTGAGCGACGGACCACTCGGAAAATTTATGCTTGGCATTTTCTATCCTTTAATTGTTCTCTCACCATATTTATAATATTTATACAATGCTTAAGTAAGCTATTTTCCAATAAAAAACCCCCGGAACCGAAGTACCGGGGGTTAATTTCGTTTAGTTAATTACTAGCGTATTTAGATTATGCTTTTACAATCTTTAATACGTGAGTTGCCGCTGTGGATGTTGATCCTCCAGGGAACTCCTGAGCTCTGTAATCATCGCCTCCAACTTGATTAGTTGCGTAAGTAGCACCATCTAGTATAGTATTAGCCATACCTGATCCTCTTGTCGTTCCTGATCCGTTGAAATTATATCTAATAGTATATCCGTCTCCTGAACTAGCAGCTGTATACTTAATCCAAGCTTGACAAAGTGTGTCAAAACCTGCACCAGTTTCCTGTAGGTCATTTGATCCGTCTATATTTAAAAGACTTGCGTATGAAGACGTAGCACCATTTACTCTTTGTAAATAGTAACTAGTAATCGTTGTAGGGTTATCAAGTGCGTGTGATCCAATCGTACCAGCAGCATAAGCGCCTGTGTTGGCTCTTGTGTCTACAAATATCGGCGTGGATGCTCCACTAACTTCAGTGGCACCAGCAACAGAAGCAGCTGTTGATACAAAATATGTACCCCCTTGTTGCGTTGTTGTGGTACTTGCTGTAAGTAGATCAATAGCAGGATGTAAGAACGTATCCTTAATATCTGCTAAAGGCATTGCTTGAACTTCTCCACCACTTGTGTAGTAAATTGGCCAAGTTTTGCCTGAGTCAGCTGTCGGCGAACCGGGCGTAACTGTTTGTTCTACTTTATCATAGTTAACTGTAACTGTTTGTGGGTCTTGTGTTGTTCCTTGACTAGGAAAAGAGGACGCATGAGTCGAATGTGTACCTGCTTGTTTTCTAGTATCGCTTATTGATCCTAGATTACCGCCACTACCTTGAACAGACAGAACAACTGACGGACTTTGAGAATATTGATAAACAATATTATCAACGACTGCGTCAATCTGAGCTGAAGTCATTTCAATTAAATTACCCCCACTGTATATTAATGGGTTTCGTGTAGCCATATTTTATTTTCTCCTTCTTTTGTTTTCTGTTAAGATAATTATTATTAGTTAGTAACTATCTGCTATTACGTAGCGTTTCCTATGATTGTCTTTTGAGTAACACCACTAGAGTTTTTGATTAACAACGTCACAGCTGAGCTGAAATTAGATGAATCAATAGTACTAACTTGAGCACCTTTTGATCCAGTAAATCCAACAACACCTTGGTTAGAAAGTTCTACCCATTGTGTACTATTACCATCATTGTAGTAAAAGTATTGTACACCAGTAGCGTTATCTACCCATATATCGCCTTCGCCCACACCTGAAGTAGGTGGAGTTGCAGCTGTTGTAATATCAAGGTTTCCTTCTGATCCTGTAAATCCTTTAGAACCTGTGAAACCAATGTCTCCTTTTGATCCTGTGAATCCAATATCACCTTTTGATCCTGTAAATCCTTTAGAACCTGTGAAACCAATGTCTCCTTTTGATCCAGTAAATCCTTTAGAACCTGTGAATCCAATATCACCTTTTGATCCTGTATATCCTATAACACCTTGTATACCTTGATCTCCTTTTGATCCTGTGAAACCAATGTCTCCTTTAGAACCAGTGAAACCAATATCACCTTTAGAACCTGTAAAACCAATTGTACCAGAAAGGTCAGATACGAATGAGTATACTGTTCCGTTCCATAAATACAATCTAGAATTTTCGGCGTCTGTTAGTGATCCATTTTCAATTATAGCAAATTCACCTGTAGCTATGCCACTTGGTGATGTGTCTGCTGATAGAGCTGCAACACTAGCATAAGTCTTCGCAATGTTGAAACCTAAACCAGTAGCACCTTTAGAGCCTGTAAAACCAATATCACCTTTAGAACCGGTATAACCGATTGATCCAGTGAAACCTGCTGTTAACGGCTGTAGCGCCCACCCATTTCCGTTCCATTTCCACTGACGTGTGCCGAGTGTGTATAGATCGTTTAACGAGGGACTATTTGGAAAGTTTATTGCCATTTTGTTTGTCTCCTAATTTATTGTTTTGTTTTGTCTTTTTTAATTAAAAAATTCAATACTGTACATCTTATAACAATTATTTTATCTTGCAAGAAAGGTTTCGTTCTTTCTACAATCTATTTATAATATATAAACACTATACAAGACATATAATATAGTGTCCATCAAAATTTATTTTATCTACGTACCAACTGTACCACCATTTAAGCACCAACCAGCACCGTCCCATACGCAGGAGAAAGTATTGGCGTAAACGCCACCTGTAGTATCTAATCTCCATATATGTGAACCTTTTAATTCTGTTGCTCCTGTTGATATATTAACAACTTTTGCGTTAGCTACTGTAATATCGCTATATGTTGAAGTTGTTACGCCTGATTTATAGAAAATTAACTCTTGTCCTATATAAGTGCCGTCCTGAAGTGTATAATTTATACTTGATGTAATAAAGTGATTACGTTTTGTTATATCTAAAGCGCCTGGAGCTTCATTCGCTATGTATTCACTTGTTGTTATATGAGAACCTGCTACAGTTAATTTATCACTTGTAAGTCCAATGCTTACCTCATTTGTTCCCATTTTTAAACTGTTACTAGTTAAGAATAAGTGTCTAACTTTTCTATCAGCACTACCTATGTCATATGTTGAATTTGCTACAGGTAATAAATGTCCACTATTTGTAATATCCCAACGGTCAGTACCTTCAGTTTTTATAGTAACTTCGCCATCTGTACCAGTATCAACTACTGTCACAGCACTATTGCCAACTGATATAGAACTTCCTCCTGTTCCTGCCGAACCTGTAAAACCAGTTGAGCCTGTAAATCCTACTATACCACTATTTGCTAATTCTACCCATTGATTACTATTGCCGTCATTCATGTAGAAGTATTGAATACCTGTTGCGTCATCTATCCAAACATCTCCAAGTCCTGCTGAAACAGGTGGAGTTGAATTTAATGTAACATCTAAATTTCCTTCTGATCCTGAATAACCAATTACACCTTGATCGCCTTTTGATCCTGAATACCCAATTGATCCTGTATAACCAATTGATCCAAGATCACCTTTTGATCCTGTAAATCCTATTATACCTTGAATACCTTGATCGCCTTTTGATCCTGTATAACCTAAATCTCCTTTTGATCCAGTAAAACCAACGGCGCCAGCTGTACCTGCTGTACCTTTTGATCCTGTGAAACCTACACTACCAATATCTCCTTTTGATCCTGTAAATCCTGTTGCACCTGTTCCACCATCAGCACCTTTTGATCCTGTAAAACCTACAGTACCAATATCTCCTTTTGATCCTGTAAAACCTACAGCGCCAGTATCTCCTTTTGATCCTGTATAACCTAAATTTCCTTTTGAGCCAGTGAAACCAACGGCGCCGGCTGTACCAGTATCTCCTTTTGATCCTGTAAAACCAATTGCACCTGCTGATCCTGTATAACCTACTCCACCACTTGTACTGAATAATGACCAGTTACCGTCCGCATTTGGAACAGCACCTGTTATAGTACTACGAACTTCTGAACCTAAAAGTTTATAAGTGTAATACTTGTCGCCTGTGTAAGTTGTGGAACCGGAAGTATATGTGTTCTTAACATAAACTAACATACCTTCCTGGATTCTTGCTCCAGCAATATCTGTTAATCTATCACTAACGTTACCTGTTATGGAATGGAGTGTACCTCTAACTTCTGTATCTAATACTATTGGAGCATTAGTGCCGGTACTCCATGTACCTGGCCAGACGTTTCGGGTTAATCCATCGTAATTACTTGCCATTAGCTAATCTCCACATATGTTGTTCCTGGTTGTAAAGTAAATCCGTATAAGTGATAAGGCTCTGCAACGAATCCTGATGGCGCTGCTGTTGGTATTAAGCCAACTAATCCACCATCTGTAGTAGATACATCACTTAATAATCCAGCACTAGCACCAGTTTTAAATGTTGTTGGTTGTGTAACCGAATTCCTTACAGCAAACCAAAAAGCACGAGGATTAGAATCACTATTGTTCACTGCTTGGACGGAAAAATCATGAGTCTGATTGGCTAGTTGATTTGCTGCTGAGTCGAAACCGGTTGACGTACTATCATCTATTATATCTGTAAGTGTGGGAGGGGATCCTACACTTGTACTCCAAATCCAAAAACTTGGATATGAAAATGTAGCAGATACGTTTGAAGTTGTTGATGATTGCGTGTCGGTGTACGATGAACCGGTTACGTTTACAGGTCTTGTGAAAGTCGTTGTGTTTGAAATTGTACGTGTTGTTCCAGTATTGTCTTTATGTATTGGATCAGTAAACGTAAATGTACCACTAACGTATCCACTTCCTGATGTGTTGTTCAAAGAACCTCCTGCTGCTGTTAAACTATGTGAAGTATTACTATTAGTTAAAATATTACTTACATTAGTAGAGTAAGAGGTACTTGAATATGTTTTTAAGAATGTTTCACCACTCTTATTACTTTTAGATAAACTATGAGAAGCTGTTCCCCAATTGACCGAGAAACTAGTATCTGAAGCTGTATATTCTTGCTCAGTACCATTGTTATGATTAAATTTAATTGTAGCTCCTGCTGAACCACCACTACGAGTAGTTGATGTTGATCTAATAAATGAACTTGAATTGTTTGTAGTGAAAGATTGATTCCAATCTACACCACCAGCCGGTGTTTGTGAATAACTACCTGCTGAATAATTAGTTAAAGTTCCGTTAACACTTCCACTTGTTTGAGTGATAGAGTAAACTGAACTTATAAAATCATTTGTAACGTCACTAGGGTTATCTACTGATACAGAAAATCCTGTAACTGGTTGATCCCATTTTGGAGAAGTTGGAGAACTACTTGCTGAAAATGTTGGAGTAAATGTTGCTAAAGTTAATCTTAAAAGATCACTTGAAAATTCTGCTGTTCTAATTGTATTTGTTGTACCACCTTCTTTATAACCTGTAAGTGTTCTATAATCTCCTGAAGTTGTAAATACAAATGGAGAACCTGTACCTGTACCTGCTGAACCAGTGAAACCAATTGCACCTACTGATCCTGTAAATCCTGTTCCTGCTGAACCAGTGAAACCAACAGCGCCTGCTGTTCCTGCGTCACCTTTTGATCCTGAATAACCTAAATCACCTTTTGATCCAGAAAATCCAACTGCACCTGTAGCTCCAATATCACCTTTTGATCCTGAATAACCTAAAGTTCCTTTTGATCCTGTAAAACCAACTGCACCAGCAGCTCCTGAATCTCCTTTTGATCCAGTATAACCACCACCTGGTCCTTGAGCACCAACTGATCCTGTGAAACCTGCACCTGTTGATCCAGTAAAACCTAAACCTCCAGTATCTCCTTTTGATCCTGAAAATCCAACTGTACCAGCTGCTCCAGTATCTCCTTTTGATCCTGAAAATCCAACTGCACCTGTAGCTCCAATATCACCTTTTGATCCAGTGAAACCTGCACCTGTTGATCCTGTAAAACCAACGGCGCCATCCGAACCATCTGTACCGTCAACACCTTTTGATCCTGTGTATCCTGCACCTACTGATCCAGTGAAACCTACTGTACCTAGATCGCCTTTTGATCCAGTATAACCAACAGCACCTGCTGATCCAGTGTAACCTGCACCTGCTGATCCTGTATAACCTAAACCTCCGACTGATCCTGAATATCCTTGTGAACCGGAATAACCACCGGGTGAGCCTGCAACTCCAGCTGCTCCAGCTGATCCTGTGAAACCTGCTGTACCCGCCGATCCAGTATAACCTATACGCCCTAGGCCTACTCTTACTCCTGCGCCTTTAATTACTGGCATGTCTTAATTCTTATCCCCCTCATGTTAAGTCCAAGCATTGACTTTTTTTTGTAACTCTGTTATAGTATATTTATAAATAATCTGTAGTGAATTGATACTCAAAATAAAAAATTATAAATGATTTCTATCGCATTTTTAGATATAATTGGTCTTCCCTATGATGGAGACACTTTAAAGAAACGTGGCCTCGGAGGTTCCGAGTCTGCGACTATCTTAATGGCTAGAGAACTAGCCAAATTCGGTTTCAAAGTTACTATATTTAATAACTGTTTAAGTGATCCTAATCTTGCAAAAGAAGGTACTTATGATGGTGTACAATATTTAGATAATTCAATTTTAGACTATAAAAGTGATTTTAGATTTGATGTTGTTATATCTTTAAGAACAATCGTTCCATTTATACCAAGTACTTTATACAACCAATTCAAACAATTCAATCCTAGAAGGTATTCTGCAATAGCTCAAAATGCAAAATGGAAAGCAATGTGGATGCATGATACATTTGCAACCGGAGATCACTTATTAGAAAGCTTACTTGTAAACGGACATATAGATGAGATATTTACTTTGTCTGATTTCCATTCAACTTATGTTTTAAATTGTGACCATGGTAAAAGAAGAAACATGGAAGTATTAAAACATAAATTTTTTCAAACTAGAAATGGAATAGTAATGCATAGAAATGATGTTGATATAAGAAGAAAGGATCCTAACTTATACGTTTTCAATGCAGCTTACACAAAAGGTATGCACCCTTTAGTTGTGTCTATATGGCCAAGAATAAAAGATAAAATACCTGAAGCTAGATTAATATGTATTGGTGGTTTTTATACATTTAAGGGTGGACAAATGGATGCTCAAGGAAAAGAATGGACTATGTTGAAAGACAATCCTCGTCATAAAAATTTAGGTGTAACATTTACAGGCGTTATTAGACAAGATGAAATAGCAGATATATTGGCCAGAGCAAGTTATAAATTATTTCCAGGACAATTTCCTGAAACATTTGGTATATCATCTTTAGAGGCAATAGCATATAATACACCTATCATTGGTACACGTTTTGGTGCTTTAGAAGAAACAGCAGTTAGTGAAGCTTGTTATATGATAGACTATGCAATTGAACCAAACTCATTATTTACTTGGATTAAAAAAGGTGACCAAGTCACAAAATTTGTTAATACTGTAATGATGGCACATCATAATAGATATTTACACCAACAAAAACAATATGCTTGTAATCAAATTAAAGGTTGTGTTGGTTGGGATACGGTTGCCTTACAATGGAAACAACATTTATATAAAAAATTAGGCCATTACTTATCAAAAGAAGATTATAGAAAAGTAAGTCACATTAATTCTAGAGTCAGAAAAGTATTTGGAAGAAGATTTACAAATTTAGAAGAAAACTATTTACCAAGAAAACCAGAACAAAAGATAGTTATAATAACGCCTACTTATAACTCTGATAAATATATTGATAGATGTATTAGGTCAGTTATTTCACAAGACTATGATAATTATGAAATGATTGTAATTGATGACGCTTCTACGGATAATACGTATGACGTTGCCCAAAAATATGAAAGTGATAAGATAAAAGTTATTAGAAATGAAGTTAATAAAGGAGCTGTTTGTAACCAAATAGAAACTATAAGAAGATATTGCCAGTTTGAAAAGAAGTACAATACTAGAAATGCCAAAGATGATATAGTAATGTTTTTAGATGGTGATGACTCTTTTATAAATGATAATCAAATATTACAATATTATAATAACCTTTATGACGGCACTACAGAATTTTCATATGGATCATGTTGGTCAGAGGTAGATAAAATACCTTTAGTAGCACAAAATTATCCAGAAGAAATTAAACAAAAAAGAGAATATAGAAAATATAAATTTAATTGGAATATGCCATACACCCATTTAAGAACATTTAAAGCAGGTCTTTTAGATGACGTAGATGATAGTAATTTCCAAGATGAAAATAAAAAATGGTATAAAGCTGGCGGTGATGGTTCTATATTTTATACTCTAATTGAGAAAGCTGATCCCGCTAAAATTAAAGTTGTATCAGATATAGTATATAATTATAATGATATAAATCCTCTTAATGATTATAAAATTAACAGTGAGGTACAAACAAAAAATGCAAATAGGATAATTAGACAATGAAAAAGATATTAATAGCCATACCAACAAACAAGTACATAGAACCATCAACATACAAAGCAATATATGATCTTATTATTCCACAAGGATATAAAGTTGAATTTCAATTTTTCTTTGGATATCAAATAGACCAAATAAGAAATCTAATAGCACATTGGGGAGAACATTATGATTATTTGTTTTCTGTAGACAGTGATATATCTTTTGAAAAAGATACGTTAGTTAAATTATTAAAACATGATAAAGATATTGTTTCAGGTCTTTATATTCAAAGAATACCAGGAACTCACTCTTTAGAAGTTTATGAGGCTAAAGAAAATGGTGGCTCTAAACGTATTCCTTGGGAAAGAATTAAAAATCTTCCTTTGGTAGAGATAGTAGCCTGTGGTATGGGCTGTGCTCTAATTAAAGGTCATGTATTAAGAAAAGTTGGTTATCCTTATTTCACATATCATTCTGCATTAGATCATAAGAATACAGTATCCGAAGATGTTGATTTCTGTAGAAAGGTAAGAAATAATGGTTTCAAAATTTTTGCTGATACTACAATACGTTGTGAACACACAGGAGCAAGTACATATAAAGTAGGAGAAGTCCAAAGCAACAAACCATTGATTGAGGAAGAGGTACGAGCACCTATTCAGGTAGGAGCTCCAAAAGCTACAGCTGTACCTGCACCTATACAAAAAACAAATTTACAAAAAACTGCCAATCTTTCCAAGGCAAAAACTAGATATGATGATAGTACATCTAAAAAAGTAAAAAGAACTTATCCAGGTATTGATCCTAAAACTGGTAAATATGCATTAGAAGTAAATGAAGGAGAGAAATTTACAGGCGATAGTGTAGAGTATACTTCATTAGCAGAAGCAGTACAAAGTTTAAAAAATCCTATTGGTGCTAGTGTAGAACTTGGCGTTAGATTAGGATTAGGTAGTAAAACTATTATAGACGCATATAGAAATTTTCATCCTAACATTAGATTAAATCATTTAGGTATAGACCCATATGGCGATATTGACTATGCAGCTTCTGATAGTGTATTGGCAAGAAAGTTTAACTATGATAACTTAATGAAAAAGACAACATTAATAAACTTTGCTGAAGAATATCCAGAATTTCATCTAGTTAATTTTGAAGATACAGAATTTTTTAATAGATTTAGTGATGGTTATCCTGTTTATGAAGAAAAGAAACATATGATAACTCATTATGAACTTGTACACTTTGACGGTCCACATGATACTAGAAGTGTTATGAGAGAAGCCGTTTTCTTCAATCAAAAAAAAGCAGATCAAACATTTTGGATATTTGATGATATTTCAGGTTTAAGATGGAGTGTTTTAGATGGCTTTATGGGAAAAGCAGGATTTAAACTTGTTAAAAAAGGATTGAATAAAGCTGTATACGAATATAATATTTAAAAAGCTTTTACTACAGACGGAGTCACAACAGCAATACCCTCTAATAAACGAGTAACCGTACTATCAGCGTGAGTAGCGACAACGTCAAATACCCAACGGCCTGGTGATAATGCTTTTGTTTGATCGGCAGTTAAACTTACAGTTACCACACCTTCTGTTGGATTATCAACAGTACATGAAAATACTGTCCTAGGATACGTAGTTGCATATCCCTTAGCCAACTTACCCACCATTGTAAAACCAGTAAGATCGTAATCTGTACCGTCAGCATTAGTGACTTCTAGGTCGTAAGTAAAATTAGAGCCTTGATCTATTGTTAAATTTGCTATTCCTGCCATATCACTATTTATAATGGAAATTTGTTAAGATTGTATGTGTAATTCGTTTTTCTTTTTAGGGTGTTCAAATCCAATTGATCTTCTATCTTCATTAAGTTTATCAGATTTATATCTTTCAATTTTTTCAAGACAGTGTTCTTGGAATTGGTAACCTAGTTCAACTCCTAATTCATATAGTCTTATAAATCTTTCAAATCTTATATCAAAATCAGAGTTTTTATTCTTCCATTTAAAACCAAACTCACTATCAAATAACTCTCTATGTTCAAAATCTAATGGAGTATTTTTAAAAGTCATCATCACGTGGTGAGATATACTTATTAAATGTGAATACTTTTTATAATCTCTCAAAAGTTGTAGAGTATCTTCAAACATTTTTTCCGTTTCCGTAGGATATCCGACAATAAGTAAAAACTTCATAGTAATATTCCGTTTTCCGAGGTTGTCAACAAAGTATTTTATATCTTCGTTTGTAAATTTCTTTCTCATATGATTTCTAACTTCTTCATTACCTGACTCTAAACCCATTTCTAAACCATTGCAACCAGAATTTTTTAAATTATCAAAGTCTTCTTGTGAGAAAGTCTTTTGATCTCTTACAATAAACTGTGCCTCCCATTTAATCTTTTTAGGTCTGCTAGATAACTCTCTACATAAATCTCTAAAATGTTTCATAGAGCCGTTAATTAATGAATCTGAAAAGTGTATTTTATTTGTACCTGTTTGTTCAGAAACATGGTGCATTTCATCAGCGATTTTCTTACCTGTCTTCCATCTAAATTTAGGCCATATACTTGCAACATCACAAAAGGTACAGTTACGAACACAACCTCTTGATCCTGATATTACAAATTTCCTATAATTTTGATGTTGTATTACGTCTGAATAATCTGGTGGTGGTAAGTCTTCTATGTTTTCAATTTGTACTGGTTTTTTTCCGTTGATACCAGGATAATCAAAGTTGCCATTTAAAAATTCTCGTAAGGCATACTCTCCTTCTCCTGTTATATAATATTTTGTAGGCCAATCTATATCAACTCCTGATCCACCATAAAATGTATTTTCAAATCTTTTACCTAGATTTAAACCATCTTCTTTTTGCATAAAAGAAAATACTGATATGCCTAACCATCTAAAATTGTATTTGTTTATTTCTTTTTGAATGTTGTCTAGTGTATCATACATATGACCATCAACAACTTTAATTTTAAATCCTAATGGTTCTAGATACCCTTTTAAAAAAGATGGACCAGGTGCCGGTTTAGATTTATCCATTCCTGGTAGTGACGTTATAACAGCGTCATATAATATATTTTCTTTAATCACTTCTCCTGCTCTAGGCCATCTTTCTTCAGCCGTAGGAAATCTATCAGTCACTTGGTAAAGCTCCAACTATATGTGTTCTTAAACAATCTTTAGAACAATTTAATGCTGTATGAAATTTTGTTGTGTCAACAACATATGCCTCTCCTGTGGCTGGCAAATGTATTCTTTCATTATCAACTAATAAAAAACAATGTTCATGTGTGTTTACTGGTATGTGTAATCTTTTTGTTAAGTCAGCATGCCAAAGATAACATGCTTTAGGTTTCATTTTCATTATCCTTGTTCGTAATAAATTATGGTCATCCATGATAGCGTTGATATAAGGGAGATCAAATAGCGGAACATTATACAAATGTTCAGCATTATCTATTTCATATCCCTTACCAGCGCCTGCTTGGGGATCCATATCCTTGGAATCACCTTGTAAATATATTTGTTTACCATACTCTGGTAAACTTTCCACTTCTTTTTTAATTCTTTCTAAATCGTATTGATAAGTTTTCATGCTTTACTTCTAACTAGTTTATCTTTGGCTGCTAGTTTCAATTTTTTTAAGGTTCTTATATCCGCCCAACTTTTTGGACCTCTTCTGATTTTTCGTTTCACTTCGGCTTCATTAACTTGTTTTTTTAATTCTTTATGTTTTTCTTTTATCGTCATTTGGCCTCCATTCTCTATACAAGTATTTATACGCCTTATAAATATGTCCAGGTTGCCAAAAATAGAAAAAAATGTTAATATAATATATGACCAGATTAAATATAATTGTCACAAGTAAACCTGGAGATGGACTATTACACTATAGTTATGAACAATGTAGCTATTTAAAAAAACTAGGAATTGACGCAAGAGTTGTTGTAATACCACACCCAAAATATTCAGAAGAATCTTATATAACTGCAATGTCAGAAAAGTATATAAATTATGAACCTATGTATTTTGATTATGAAGAAAAGGAAAAAGAAGTCAATTTAATTATGGGTAGAAGTATGTTAACTCTAGCATATAGGAGTATTAAAGATTACGATAAAGATACACAATTAACTTTACGTTTATTATTTAAACTACCTCTTATATCTGTTTATTCAGAAAACCACCCAAAAGATTATCCATTAGCATTAGAATTTTTTAAACCTAAAAAAGTAATTGACTTATGCGACCACGAAGTTTATACCAATGGTGTAGGTAGACAATTTGAAAAAATTATTAACTATAGTATATACAAACCTATAGTAAGAGATATTAAGTTTAGGAATTTATTTTTAGGCACAAATGAAAGTTATTATAAAGAAATAAAAAAATATATTATTAAATATGCAAATCATGGTATCTTGGCATACAAAGATAAGTATATTGATTATAATTTAAATCACGTATTTGTACCTGTAAAAAATTTATTAGGTATGTTTGATACTTACGTTTATACTAAACATACTTTTGATCCGGCACCAAGATTAATGCAAGAGTGTCGTTTCTTTGGAATGAATTTTATATATGCAAGGGATTGGAATATTAAAGACGGAGGACCTGTTTACTATAAAAGGCCTGCTAACTGTCTTACTGATCCTGTTAATAAACCAAATATAGAAGTAATTATAAAGGCAATGAATGACATACTTTAAAACAAGATCATGGGTAAATGTGGATTCTTCTCATAGATGTCCTTTAGAATGTCCTAATTGTCAAAGACAAACAGCATTTACATTTAAAGGTAAAGTGGTTCATGGCCGAGATTTAAAAATGGATGAAATAGAAAAATTAGCAAAACATTTTAAGTCTTTTGTTTTCTGTGGACAGTTATCTGATCCAATACATCACCCTAAATTTCCTACAATATTAAATAGATTACATGAACTTGAAATACCGGAAGTTTTAGTACACAATGCCTCTACAGCAAAACCTATGGCATGGTACATTAAATCTTGGAAAGCAAATCCAAATGCTTTGTGGACTTTTGCGTGTGACGGTTTACCTAAAGATAGTCACAAGTATAGGAAAAATCAAAACGGAGAAAAAATGTTTGAAATAATGAAAGAGTCAATTAAACATTTAAATACAATACCAATATGGCAGTTTATAATATTTAATTATAATGAAAATGATATAGAAGAAGCTAAGATTATGGCTAATAGTAATGGAATAGATTTTCTGTTAACACAATCTTCCAGATGGAAAGATAGAGACGGAAAACCAGACCCATTGTTACCAACAGGAAAATATAAACCAGTATTAAAAAATAAATTACCAGGCAGGAGATTATATGAAGAATATTAAATTAAGACCTCGCTGTCTTCCTAATCCAGATGATCCAAATCATGTAGAACAGCCTTTAGCAATAAACAATAGAGGTTATTTGTTACCTTGTTGTTGGTGTGATGAAAGAGTTGTGACTAATAGTGAAAAGTTTAAAAAAATATATGACGTAAGTAAACTTGAAAACTTTGATACAGTTGAACAATTAATGGATCAACCAGAATGGAAAGAATTTGAAAATGATTTAATCAGAGCTAGAGACGTAGGAGATAATCTAGAAAAAATAAATGGTGTCTGTATTCATCACTGTAAAGAAAGAGAAGAAATAGATAAGATAAAAGTAGAAACAACATTTAGAGACGGAAAAGAACTAAAGAAAGAAACGAAATAGTGGAAAGATATTTTAAAAAAAGACGTAGGTTAAATTTAGATGTGACCCATAGATGTCCTCTTGAATGTCCTAACTGTCAAAGACAAACATCGTTTACCAATGATGGTTTGGTACCTCATGGACGTGATCTAACGTTAGATGAATTAGATATGATAGCAAAACATTTTGTAGATATTGGTTTTTGTGGACAGTTATCGGATCCTGTACATCACCCTAAATTTAATGAAATAATGAAAATGCTTAAAGATGTGCCAGAGGTTTTTGTTCATAATGCAGCTACAGCTAAACCTATATCTTGGTATATTAAATCTTGGCAGGCAAATCCAAAAGCAGTTTGGATATTTGCTTGTGATGGTCTTCCTAAAGACAGTCATAAATATAGGAAGAATCAAGATGGTATAAAAATGTTTGAGATAATGAAAGAGGCCAAAAAACACTTATTGAGTACACCAGTGTGGCAATATATTAGATTTAAATATAATGAAAACGATATTGAAACAGCAAAGAAAATGGCCGAAGATGAAGGATTAAGTTTTATACAAATAGAATCTTCAAGGTGGTTGGGTGATGATGATCCTTTTAAACCTACAAACTCATTAAAATCAAAGGCGGCTGTTTACAAAGGTACAACTAAATGAAATTAAAACCTAAATGTTTACCTGATCCAGATAACAAAGACTTTCAACCTATGCCTTTGGCAATAGATAATAGAGGTCATTTAATACCTTGTTGTTGGTGCGATCACCCTAAAACAACAACGTCTGAATTATATAAACCTCTTTATAAAGTTAGTAAGCTTAAAGATTATAATAGTATAGATGAAATACTTGATACGAAAGAATGGAAAGAATTTGAAGATGATCTAGTACAGGCTAGAGATATAGGAGACAATATAAATAAAATTAATCAAACTTGTCTCTTTCATTGTAAGGCAAGAAAGTCAGATGACAATATAAAAATTGAAACTTATTATGAAAAAGGTAAAGAAGTAGCAAAGGATATTAAATAATGGACGCATGGAAATTTGAATATGAATTAGATAAAGAGAACTATACTAAACTCTTTGATGAATGTATGAAAGAAGATCAGGAACAAAATATAGAGTTTCTGGAAAAAACAATTAAAGATATAATACCAAGAAAATATGCTGTAGCTTGTCAAAACGGTACAGACGCTTTAATGTTTTCTTTAAAATGTTTAGGCATAGGACCAGGTGACGAGGTATTAACAACTAACTTTTCTTGGATATCCACTGCCTCTTGTATATCTATGGTAGGTGCTAAACCTGTATTTTGTGATATTAATATTTTAAACTATCATATGTCATTAGATAGTATTAAAAAGATGTATTCTTCAAAAGTAAAAGCAATAGTTTATCCACATCTATTTGGTAATATGTCTGATACAAAAGAAATTATAGAGTGGTGTTTTTCAAAAAATGTTCACTTTATAGAAGACGCAGCTCAAGCCATAGGGTCAAGTTTTAATGGTAAACTGGCAGGAACAATAGGAGATTTTAGTACCATAAGTTTTAATGCCAACAAAACTATTGGTGGTATAGCTGGTGGTGGAGTTGTATTGACAGATAGAAAAGATTGGGCTGACACATGTATTAAGTTAAGAAAACATGGTAACCACGACCTTCTAGGATACAATTCTAAAATGTTATTCTTTAATGCTAAATTTATTGATTATAGATTAAAGAAGTTAAATGAGTATATAGAAAAAAAACAAGCCATAGCCAAAATGTATGATGAACAATTAAAAGATTATGTGACCGTACAACCAACATCTAACGGTGTTAACCATACATATCATAAATATGTTATTAGATTACAAAACAAAGAAGTAAGGGATAAAGTTAAAGACAAATTAGGTGCAAAGGTACATTATAATAAACCTATATCAGAAAATCCTATGTATAGAAATTTACACCCATATGAGTTTTCTGGAAATATACATTTTGAAAATATTAAACATAGAAAAGATGATTTGTTTATTACACAAACGGTATGCGATACCATATTGACTTTACCTATACACCCTTATATGAAGAAAGAAGAGGTTGATAAAATTATTAACACGATCTTAATATTAGTATGATAGAAATAATAGCAAGTCCAGATTTAGATAAAATTAGTTATATTGATAGTAACGAAAATCCTGTTCCTATAACAGATCAAAATCTTATCAAGACTTGTCAAATGATGAAAAGAGTATTAGGCACCAGTGATATATTTGATGAGAAATTAATTAATGAATATAATGAACCAGTGTATGAATATATTGTTGAGAAAACTTATATAATGCCAGAGTATGATTATGGTCCAGTATATTTTAAAGATAAACCAAAACAAAAAATGAAGATTGCATTTAACAAATTATTCTATGAAAAAATTAATAGTTAGTGGAGATAGTTGTACAGATTTAACTTTTGAATCTCCTGTCCACCCTACATGGGATTACTCATGGCCAAAATGGCCTGAACATTTAGCAAAACATCTAGGTATGGAACTAGTTTGTTTAGGTAAAGGTGGACAAGGTAATCAATTTATCTACAGCACTCTATTAGATGAGATAACTAAAACAAAAAAAGATACAATAGGTTTAGTTATAGCTGCATGGTCTCAAAGTCATAGAAAAGATTGGGAATTAGGACATGTACCTGGACCTAGAGTAAATTATGAAGTAGGTTTAAAACAGTTATGGAGATCAAAAAGAGTAGATGAAGATGGCGATATATTACATTGGGTAACTAAAAGTTTAAGAACATATTTAAGTTTTCAGATACTTTGTGAAAGATACAACCTACCTTACTATCATTTTCAAATGGGAGACTTATTTGAGAACTATATGAAAGTGTTAGGACCTACGGAAACTGACAGATTACTAGGACAACCTGTTGATGAATCGTTCAAATATACAGGAGACCTTGAAAGAGATAAAATAAGAGTAATACATAAGGTATTAGAGTATGGTAAATGGATAAATAGATTCATAGGTTGGCCAGGACTACAAAGCCACCTTGATATTGGCGGATTCAATTTGCAACAGCACGTATTAGGGGATAATTTAGTAGACCAACTAGCAAACGGAACAGTTATATCAAAATATGATGACCATCCGAATGCAAAAGGCCATAAATTAATAGCTACATTTTTAGCAAATAATATAGATTTGCCGAAACTAGCAACTGAAATAGAAAAAGGAGATAAGAAATGAGTAGAGAAAATTTACCGGAAAATTACAGTAAATCCGAAATATATAATACATTTAAAAAAAGAAAACACGTCATAGAGTATCGCAAAGATAAGGTACCAGAACAATCATTAATAGAAGAACTTTTATGGAAAGCATGGCACATGACTCCATCAAAACAAAACTATTATCCTTACACGGTTAACATACTAGGACCAGACCCTAAATTTGATGATGAAAAACTTAAAGTATGGGATAAGGCAATGCATAACCACCATAATGTGGAAGAAAGAGCATTCCAAAAAGGTCAAGTAAAAGTAACCACAAAAAGAGTTAATCAAACATATCAACATTTATCAGACGCTCCATATGTAATAGTATTTACATCTAGAGTTACTGATCCAGCAAAAACAAATCTTTGGAATAAGAAATGTATTGCTGAAGAAGGTCATTTTAGTGAACCAGAATTTGAGGATCAAGTAGAAAACCTATCACAAGCAACAAGTCTTGAAGTAGGTTTATTTACAGCTTCTCTTACAGGATTACTTTGTGAACAAGGTATTGATATTACATATACACAATGTTTTCCAAAAGATGTTGAATTGTGGCACGATTTAGATTTTGTTACAAAATTACCACTTTTTTGTTGTTCTATTGGATACGGTAAGTATTACAAAATGGAAAAAATGAAAGCAGGTGGTACAAAAGACGAAAATGGTAAAGATATAACTAATTGGCAGGCAGATTCAAAAGCCGATTTTGGAGATATAATAAATTGGGTAAAAGATCAAGATACCACTGGAACTACAGACGAAAACAGAGTTGAAATGTTAAGAAGAATAAAAATTGGTAAAGACGAGCTCAAAGAGGGTATTCATGCCTAATATATACGAAACATTTAAAAAAAGAAAGCATGTTTGGGTATATGATGAAAAAAATATTCCAACCAAAGAAACGATTAATGAATTGTTAAAGAAGGCGTGGGAGTTAACGCCTTCTAAACAACAGTATATGCCTTATACTGTTAACGTTATCGGTCCAAATGACCAAGCTGAAAAGGAAAGAATCTGGAGACAAGCTATAAAGAATCACCATAGAGTTGAAGACGAAGCTTTGGCAGATGGTTATATAAAAGATTCTAAACATACAATAAACAGAAACTACCAACATATAATAACAGCACCATATGTTTTTATATTTACGTCTAGAGTTTGTGAATCAAATGCATTTAACAAACTGGCCATTGAAGAATCTAGTCATATGCCGGAACAAGAGTTTGAAGAAAAATTAGAAATGATAAACACATTAATTTCTATGGAAGTAGGAATGTTTTGTGCTACTTTAACTGGTTTGTTATGCGAAGCAGGTTTAGATATATCTTTTTGTTCTTGTTTTCCTAAACAAATTACACAATGGAAACATATTCCATATGTAGATCAAGAACCTCATGTTATAATGACAACAGGTGTTGGTAAATATTTTAGATGGCAGTTTATGGAAAGAACTAAACAAACACATTTAGACCCTAAACCTGATTTTGATAAAGTTATCAATTGGGTTGTGACTAACGAAGATAATGATCCAGAGCCGGAAGATTTAAGACAAAAAGAATGGGTACAGTTACATATACCTGGAGAAACAGATAAATCAGCTGGTACTGATATTGAAAAATTGAAAACAAAATAATATAATGAAAGTCCTATATAATGTCTATAACTTATGATGGTAAAGAAATTGCATTTTTTAAATTTCCAGTAAAGCAAGTCGTACTAGCTTTATCAGGCGGAACGGATTCGGCTGCCATTCTTTATCTAATATGTAAAAAATTTCCAGATGTGGAAATTATACCATATAATTGTGAAGATGTTGATAATCCATATGATATGCAGGCAGCCGAAAAAATTATAGAAGTTGTTAAAGGTTGGTTTCCTGATAATAAGATTAGACCTTTGGTAAAGGGAATTTATAACGATCAAGACGAGACACTCTTTCCAAAGGCAATAATAGAAATTGGAGTTAATCCACATTGGGCTACCGAAAAAGATAAAGCAAACGCTTCAAAAGAAGAACATATAGCTTTAATAAAAAAATATCAACCCAAGAGTTTAGATTATTATATTGAACATTTTAGATGGCTTAATATATTATTAACACCTCTCATTATAACTAGGGTAACAAAGACTTTATATTTAGATAAATTAAAAGGTGAAATGAGAGCCAAATATCCTAACGCATACCTTGTAAATGGTATGACCAGAAATCCTCCAATAGAAGAACAAAAGAAATATCCGGTAATGTATCAACTAGCCGAAACAAGAAGAAATCCTAATGATAAAATTAGAAACACAAGAGGTCCAAAAAACGTTTATATTCCTTTTGCTAATGTTGATAAAAAGTTTGTAGCAGCTATATATAAGGAGGAAAAATTAATGAAAGATATATTTCCTCTCACAAGATCATGTGTAGGTGTAGCAAACTTAACTGATAACTATACGAAAAACTGCCACCAATGTTTTTGGTGTTATGAAAAGAAATGGGCGTTTGATTTAAAATGGTAGTAAATAAAATAGAAGAAATTATTGATGAAGCTCGTAATGGGCGAATGTATATATTAGTTGATAATCCTAATAGAGAAAATGAAGGAGATTTAATTATTCCTGCACAAATGGTTACTCCTGAATCAATTAATTTTATGACAAAATATGGTAGAGGATTAATATGTTTGGCATTAACGAAACAAAGAACTGACCAACTTAAACTTGCATTAATGAATCCATCAAATCAAAAAAATGATTTAACAGCATTTACTGTCTCTATAGAGGCTAAAGAAGGTGTAACTACAGGTATTTCAGCCGCTGATAGGGCACACACAATTTCTGTTGCTATAAATAATAAAACAAAAAAAGAGGATTTAGTTTTTCCAGGACATGTTTTTCCTGTTATGGCATGGGAAGGAGGAGTATTAAGAAGAGCAGGTCATACAGAGGCAGCTGTAGATATTTCCACTATTGCAGGACTCAATCCTTCAGGAGTAATTTGTGAAATAATGAGTGAAGATGGTACAATGGCTAGACTTCCAGAATTAATTAATTTTGCAAAACAACATTCTCTTAAAATAGGTTCGGTAGAAGATTTAATCAAATACCGTTTAAAATCAGATAATGATATGATGATGTACAATTGAAAAGAGAGATAAATATTATATAATGAAGTTTGATCTTACATATGCACAAAAAAACTATTTAGCGGTAGATTTCTTTCTATCAATGTCTTGTAATAAAGACTGCCACTATTGTACAAGTTATACTCTAGAAATGAGAAACTTAACAGTAGATTTAGTTTTTTTAAGAAAATGTTTAGAGGCTTTAAAGCCTTATAAAACTAGGATATGTTTACTTGGTGGAGAACCAGGTTTAATTAAGAACTTACGTGAAGTTATATCAATGGTAAAAGAATATCCTAATTTCATTTGTCAAGTTTTATCTAACTCTTTTATAAGAAAAAGGTATCCTGAAATACTAGAAGATCCAGAAATATTATATGTAGAACACTTAACATTGGATTTTTATCCAGATGAAATAAAAAAATTAGGTAACTATGAATATTTAGAGCCAAATGAAATGAATAACTATAACGTAGTACTTAAAACACCTAATTACTTTAAATACATAGCAAACTATCCAGAATTTAAAAAGAAATTAAACCACAAAAATACTATGTTCAAAGCATTTAATGGTAGAACACCATCTAAAGGTGACGTAGAAGAAGTACACCAACAGGCGGCTGAAATAGACCGTAAAATGTGTGCCGCTTTTCCAATGGTACCTGTTATTGATTTTGAAAAAAGACACATAGTACACTGTAGTAAAAAATTTGCAAATAACACCGAATTGTCTAGGTCTTTCCCTATGACAAAAGAAAATATTGATAAGATGATGAACTTTCAATTATTTAAATACGAAAGGTATTGTGTGACATGTAAAGAGTACGTACAACCAAAGGGACACTTCCCTATTGAGAAGTACGCTAATATATTAAATAGATAAGGAGTAAATTATGAATGAAACAGATGATCCAGATTTAAGAGTGCCTAAACCCGCTGTTGACGCACAACTTAATGCTACACTAGAAGATATTACAGACCATCAAGAAACTCGTTTAGAGTATATTAATCATATTACAGAGAAACTTAAAACTTGTTATGATCCTGAAATTTCTACAGACATTTATACACTTGGACTTATATATGATGTTAAAGTGACAGAAGCAAGATATGTTTTTGTTTTAATGAGTTTAACGTCTGCTTTTTGTCCGGCAGTAGATGAAATAGTTAATGGAGTTAAAATGGCAGTTGAAAGTATACCAGGACTAAAATGTAATGTTAGAATTACAATGACACCTATGTGGACTAGAGATATGATTGATCCCGAAATAAGAGAGTTAATGGGACTATAATAAATAAGTACGAGGAGAATATTATGAAAATTTTTGCTGTTGCAATAAACTTACACGACCATAACACCTATGACGGTGTTTATCATAATCAATTAGAAAGACACACAAGATTTAAACATAACTTACCATACAAAGCAGAAGCTTATAATCATCAATCAGATATATTAAATCCTGGTGATTATACTTTAAATGATAGATTTGTAGCAGATCATGTTAAAAAAGAACCTGATACTCTTTTCGCATTTACATATACTTATGGTGGTATAAGAAAAGCAAAAGAAGAATTATGGAATACTATATTTAAAGGTCACGATGAAATTTTAGATTATGAAGTCAAAACATTATGGCAAAGACACTATAAAGATGGCATTTATTATATTGACCATCATCAATCACATGCCGCTTATGCATTTTTAAATTCAGGTTATAAACAAAGTGATATACTTGCAATAGATGGTATTGGCTCAAGATATAGATGTGTATTCTTTGACAGAGACGGCAACGCAACTGATCTATCAGATAAACTTCCTATCGGGTGGTTGTGGAATCATATGTCTAATCTTACAGGTTTCGGAACATTAGGTGCAAGTAAACTTATGGGTAAAGTTGGTTATGGAAAACATAGTGACTATTACTATAATGTATTATCTCAAATATTAGAAGGACCTATATTAGAAAGAAAATATCCAGAATGGAAACAAATTAAACTTCAAAAACATGGTATAAATGACCTAGCATACACACTACAAGAAATTACAATGGAAAGAATTAAAGAACATATCTACCCATTAAAAACATCCGACAATCTTTGTCTTGCTGGTGGTGTAGCTTACAATGGTTATGTAAATGAAATGTTTACCGAAAAATGGGATAATGTTTTTATTCCACCTGCAATTGGTGATGAAGGCCAAGCTATTGGTACTTATCAACATGCTGAATATACAATAAACAATAGAGTACACAAGTCTAACGTATTTGCCGGCAAATCATACGAGTATCTAGGCGAAGAAAAATTAACGTCTTACAAAGAAGTAGCACAGGCAATTGCTGATGGTAAAATAGTAGGTTGGTTTCAAGGTAAATCAGAAAGTGGTAACAGAGCATTAGGTAATAGAAGTATATTAGCTGATCCTAGAAATCCAGAAATAAAAGATATTATCAATAGTACAATAAAAATGAGAGAAGATTTTAGACCATTCGCTCCAGCAGTTTTAGAAGAACATTATAAAGAATATTTTGATACAAAGAGTCCTAGTCCTTATATGTCAAGAATATGTAAGGTTAAAGAAGATAAAAAATCAGTAATACCTGGCGTCACACACGTTGATGGTACTGCTAGAATACAAACAGTTAACAAAGAAGATAATAATAAATTTTATGAACTTATACGAGAGTTTGGTGTTATCACTGGTGTTCCTATGTTGCTTAATACAAGTTTCAATTGTCAAGAGCCTATAGTAGAAACACCTCAAAATGCATTAAGAACTTTTAAAAGAACAGGATTAGATATATTAATTATTAATGATTATATAATAAGAAAATGATTACAGTAACAAAAAGATATATAGGCACAAAAGGACCATGGTTATTTGATATGATTTATTCAGATGGTATGGAAGGTGGAAAAGAAAGAGAAGATAATCTTGCTAAAGATGTGGAAGAAAAAGATGATGGTGTCTTTGAATATAAGGTAGAACGAGAATGATAGATTTAGAAATATTAAAAAATTTAATGAGTGAGATTAGAGAGAATGATGATTTATTAGATTCATTAAGTCCAAATCAATTCGCTACTAAATTAAAACTTGTTGAACATGTAAATAAATTAGACATATTAAACAAAGATTCAAAAGTAGTTATTTTTGGTAGTTGGTATGGTAGTATATTAATACCGGCCTTTTATCATAAAGTAAAACAGATTGTATGTGTTGATACAGACGCTCAAGTAATTAGTAGATCAAAGTATAGAATATTTCCTGAATGGAATATTGATTGGATAACAGGCGATGTATTTGAAAAGTATAGAGATCAATATGATGGTGTTGATTTGTTTATTAATACATCTTGCGAACATATGAAACCTATGAAAGAATGGGGACCGGCACCAATAATGAAAAATCCTTGGTGGGGTAGAACTTCACCTACACACTTTGCTTTTACATCAAACAACATGTTTGATATTGAAGGCCATATTAATTGTGTAGATACAATAGAAAATTTTAAGAAACAATTGCCTAGTAATGCAACTGTATTATCAGAGGAAAAGGTAACAGATTATAGAGGTACAAGATTTATTATAGTAGGAAAAATGGAAGGAAAACCTGATCCTATTATGTCATGGGAAGAAGCTAAGAAAATAAAATAATGAAATTATTTGATAATGAACCTAAAAAAAGAGTTATATTCTCCTTGTATATTAATATACCTAAAGAGGAGTTAGACTTATTTGATAAACATATAAAGAAACCAGATACAGAGTTTACAAATATTAATACTAAAAATGAATTTGAAACTCATTACCAAAGACTAATAGATTGTAAAAAAGAATATGCTGATAAAATAGGCGTAGACTTTTTTATGCATGAAGAATATAAAGAATATTACGATCACTTTCAAAAAAACTATCCAGAAATTACAAGTTATAATATAGTTAACTTTTTTAAAATACATTTACTATATGAGTATAGTAAAAAATATGATGAAGTATTATACCTAGACTTTGATGTTGTTCCTAATACAGACGAAAACTTTTTTGACCATTGGGATTTATCAAAAGGTGTTTGTGTTTTAAATAATAATGAAAGAGTATCTCCTATTCAAAAGATTACAGAAAGAACACAAACAATAAGAAGTCCAAACGCAAAATTTTATAATGCTCAAGCTATGTTAATAGAAAAAGGTTTAAGTCCTGAAAATGATGTTATTAATACAGGTATAATAGGTATTGATAAAGAACATTTAGATCAATTAGATTATTTTACAAATTTTAAAGAAACTCTTAATGAAATGACAAGTCTTATAGGTGTATATGATATATTTCCTAAAAAGATTGCTGATTTCTTTGGTTATGATAATGAAACAATATTTGCTGTGAAACTAAAAGAAAAGAAAGTACCAGTACAATGGTTAGATAAAGATTGGCACTATTTCTTTGATACAAATCTTTTTATTCCTAAAACTGCCAAACTTATACATGCTATTAATAAAAGGTTTGATATAATTTGGAGAAACATTGATGATTAAAATATGTACTGTATACTTCAAAGGCATGTATACACCAGATTATGTTGCCAACTTATATGATGGACTAAAAAGAAACAGTACAATACCTTTTCAGTTTATTTGTTTAAGTGATGACCCTAACGTAAAGGCCGATGTAGTATTACCATATAATCATCATAGTACTATTGTAAAGCACTGGCATAAATTAAAATTTTTTAGTCCTTTATTTGGTGGTCAACAACCAAGTGATGAGATTGTTATAATGGATATAGATCAAGTTATTGTAGGTAATGTAGATGATCTTATAGGACATCCAGTTGGCGATGATGAGTTAGTATCATATGGTGTATTTTGGAATGAAAGATTACATACTAACAGATTAAAAGATAATAACATATTACCTTTGAATGGTGGTTTTTATAAATTTAAATCTGGCCAATTCAAGCATATATGGGATGATTTCGCACTTAATCCTGAATATTGGCAATTGCATTATTACAATGTAGGTAAAGTACACTTTAAATATTATGGCGAACAAAACTATGTTGATTGGAAAATATTTGAAAAGAAAAGTAAACTTACTAATACACCACAAGAATGGTTAGGTAAGTATACAGAAAACGGAAAAGATATGATAAATCTGAACAAGATGTATGCAAAAAAATTTGATACAGATTATATGTTGTTAGATGAACCAAATGAAAAATTAAAGATTGTACACTATACAGGTCCGAATCGTGTTATTCACGAACTAAAAGACAGCCCTTTGTATAGTAAGTGGATAAATAGGTAAATGGACGAGAAACAAAAAAAAGAATTTGAACAAAAGTTAAAGGATAAGAAACTATGGTTTTGTCCTTTACCTTTCACACATGTATTCTCTAGTTTAAGTGGTAGATTTGCACCTTGCTATGACGCACTAGCAAGAACTGGCCATAATATGGAAGATACTACAATAAGAGAATGGTATACTTCTGACTATCAAAACACTTTAAGAAAAGAAATGTTAAAAGAGGATTATAATGGTAAATTCTTTAAACATCATTGTACAGGTTGTTGGAAACAAGAATCAAAATATGGTCGTTCAGATAGACAGAAATATGTTGAACAAATATTAGCAGGTACATTTGATAGTAAAGTACCAGAGTTATTAAGAGCCGTTCAAAAATTTCAAGATGACGGTAAGTTAGATTTAGATGAAAGAATATTAGACATTAAAATGAAGATGTTTGGTAATGCTTGTAATCTAGATTGTTATATGTGTACACCAAGAAGTGCTAACACTAGAACTATATCTCTAAAAAAATTAAAGAAAGTATATGATCCTGATTTAGACCCTAAAGACGGTGATAGAATGAATACTTTAAAACATGATGATATAGAATATCTAGATGATATTGCCTCTGTAGCAAAATATACTAGATCAATCAAACTAATTGGTGGCGAACCTTTAGTTATGGTAAATCATTATAAACTATTAGACAAATTAGTAAAAACAGGTTACTCAAAAGGTATAGACTTAATCTATAAAACAAACTTATCAGTATTTGATATGGACGGTTACAACTTTAGAGATTACTTTGACCACTTCAAAGAATTTGTAATGAAAATATCTATAGATAGTTATGGTAAATATAATGACTATATAAGAAAGAAATCAGATTGGCCTTCACTTTTAGATAATATGAAAACAATGAGAGCAAGAAGAAATGCAAGAGTTAATGTTCACTCTGTAATATCTTTTTTAAGTGTATTAGAAAATTATAAACTAATTGCATTATTAAAAGATATGGGTATAGCACATACGTTCTATATTATAGAATATCCAAAAATCTTACAAGTTAAAAATTTACCATATGATATAAAACAAAAATTAATACCTTTTTATAAAGACTATCCTAACATTATAAGATCATTAGAAAAGGAACAAGATGAAGCAGAATTTATTAAGACTATTGAGTATTGTCAAGATTTAGATGAAAATGGCTTTAGTAAAGAAAAAGGACATGATTTATTTGCACTACATCCAGAACTAGAAGAACACTATATAAAGGCGAAACAACGTGAGACAAGACATTAAATAATACTTGAAGGAGATATTATGAAACTAACATACGGCGAACAGACAATAGACTTATTTGGAGAAGACATTTTTCCAGATGGACCCCCAGAAAAGGTTGTAATCTCATTATCAGGAGGTTGTGACTCATCATCACTTACATATTTAATTGGAACTAATTTTCCAAATATTCAAATGTATCCTTTTCATTCAAAAGATGAAGACTGCACTATAGATACTGAACGTGCTATAGAAGTACATAAATTTTTACAAAACAAATTTCCTACAGTTAATGATTTAGAAATCTTTACTGTAAGAACAAGTGATCCTAGTTGGCAAAAAAAGGCCAAAGAAGCAATGGCTGATCCAAAAAATAGTCCTACAGTAAATGGTAAAAAAGTTTCTATGTGGGGATCATTAAACGGTTGTTCAAAAGCTCTACAAAACAGAAACGTAAGATCAATTATGTCAACAAGATATTCAGCGCCTGTTGTTATGGCCATGACTACTAATCCTCCAGTAGATATACAAAAAGAAAGAGGATTTTATGATGTAGCAGAAAGAAAAAGGGATCCAGGCGACAGTGATTTAAAAATGTTGGATATAATTCCAGCTGGTGGTAAAACATATCAACCATATCTAAAAGTTGATAAAAAATATGTAGCAGGTGTCTTTAAAGAAAATAATTTAATGGAGACTTTATTTCCAGAAACTAAATCATGTGCTTGGTCTAAAACACTTGAAATATGTGGTAAATGTTTTTGGTGTAATGAGAGGGCTTGGGCATTTGAGGATTAGACTACATTATGTTAAAATTTGCAGACAATATAGATAGAAAACTTTTACCTAAAAATATACTTATTTTAAATGCTCGTAAAAAATGGGAAACTTTAGTAGAGCTTTGTTTAAAGTATGGCATTAATTTTAAGATGTTTGATCTAGCTAGTAAACATACTTTTAATGAAAGCAATAAATTAAGGCCATATGCTACATATCTTCCAAAAGAAAAATTATATGATCCACAATATTATATAAAAAATTTAGATTTTGTACCTGAATATATTATGAATTGTAGAGACGAAGAACCAATAACTAAAGTAGAATATGAACTTTGTTTATGGTATAATACTAAAACACAATTTGATAAAAGAGCTTTAAAGTTTTTTACATCTAAAAGAGAACAAGACCGAGTATGTAAATTAATGGGTATACCTACTTTAGATGAAGGAAATCCTAATGATAAAATTATAGTAAAATTAGATTCAGGAAAATCAGGTGGTGGACATGGTTATAAAATATGTCTGAAAAAACACTATCAAGCAAGGAAAAATGATTTTATACAAAGATATATAAATTACGATTATTCAATTATCTCACAGGTTCTATGTGATAATGAGGGCGAGTATCATTTATATAATCATACTATAGGTGTGCCAGGAGATGGCATTAAAATGGGTCAAAATATTCCATTTATGTATCAATTTCCACACGTAAATTTTCCTAAAGAGGAAATAGATATAATAAAAAATTTCTATAAAAAGTTAAAAGAAAATATAACAGTAAAGAATAGAATTGTGGCAACAGAATTTTCTAAAGAAAAAAACGGTAAACTACATTTTCAAGAATACAATGCTAGACCCTTTGGTCAACTTGAAATAGGATCATATGATTGGGATATAGGTAAATTTAATACAATAGTAGATTTGTTTACAAATAAAGTACAAGATGAAATAGAACATTATCAACAAATAACATCGGTATATCTTGATAATATCCGTACTAATAATGAATTTGGTTGGGGTGATTATGATGGATTAAAACTCGTAAAACTTCCATATTCAGAAAAAATAAAAACATGGAATACAAAAGAAAAATGAAATTTTATATAACAGGAACAAGACGTGGTTTAGGAAAAGCTTTACTAGAAAAATATGATAAAATAGTGGTATATCCAACTGGCAACATGGTAGTTGGTTCTTTAATTGATTGTGATGTTTTTATAAATTGTAAACACGATAAATTTGAACAAGTTGAATTATTATATAAAGCTGGTAAATTAAAGAAAAAAATAATTAATATTGGTTCTCTTGCTAGTGATTATACGTATCTGTATCGGTATGGTGTTGAGAAAAAAGCTTTAAGAGAAGCTAATCACCAATTATTTAATGATGGAATTGATACAACAATTATAAATTTTGGTTATATAGATACAGAAAGAGTACAAGATAAAGATGTTCCTAAAATGAGTGTTGAGTATTGTTGTGGTATTATTCATTGGGTTTTACAACAACCAAATAGAATTAAAGAAATAACAGTTTGTCCACCTGAAAAAAATATTAAATCTAATTTTGGTCCAGATGATGACAAAATTAAGGGTGTAGCTCATGCTAAATTTGAATAAAATATTAAAAGAAATAGAAACTTTACCTAAATGGGACGAACAAATATGTTTACAAGGTACAGAAACTATTAAAGATCCTTTTATTGGTGCTGGTAAACATTTTTACGATAATCGTAATTCAGAGGATGAAAAAGAATTTATACATCTACTATTTGATTTACCTTATATCAATTCTATTATTAAAGAACAAAATCTATATAGAGTTAGATTGATGAATTTAAAAAGTAAAACTTGTTATACTTACCATCAAGATTATGAAAAAAGATTCCATATACCTTTAATTACAAATAATAATTGTTTCTTTGTTATTGATGATAAAATTAAAAGGTATCCAGCAGATGGTAATTGGTATATAATTGATACTACTAAAAAACATACTGCTGTTAATGCTTCAAGAGAAGATAGAATACATTTAGTAGGAAATAAAATATAATTATGGTTGCTACAATACGATATATAAATGTCAATCCTGATGGTGGCGTACCAAAGCGTCAAGTCTCTACAGCTAATATAGAAAAATCAGGTCTTAAAGAAGATAGACAAAATTCTCATACAGGACTTAATCGTGCTGTTTTATTATATGATAATCAAAAAATTATCAAATTACAGGCAGACGGACACCCTATTGCTCCTGGAACAGCCGGAGAAAATATAACTATAGATTTTTGGAGAGAAGGATTATCATATGATAATTTTAAAAAAGGAGATATAGTTAAAGTAGGAAAAACAATACTTCAATTAACTTTTACAGCACCACCTTGCGAAGGCATTAGTAAGTCATTTTTAAATGGTGACTGGGATATAGTAAATGAAAAAATTTATCCAACATATGGCAGATGGTGTGCCAAAGTTTTAAAAGCAGGACAAATAAGTATAGGTGATGTAATAGATATTGAGAAATGAGAATAGTTTTAATTGGTCATCCAGGTAGTGGAAAATCAACTCTTGCAAAAATATTATTAAAAGAATTTAAGTTATCACATATCCACGCTAAAGAGGTACCTGATAATTATCTTTACCAGCAATTGATCTTGGATGGATATCCAAGTAATATGAAACAAGTTAAAGACTTGGAAAAGAAAGGTATTGATATAGACAAATTAGAAATCAAAGAGGCTGAAAGACCGTATAATCAACTTTTTCATCAAAAGTATTCTGACTATGTGATATATTTAGATGTGAGTCAGGAAGAACTTATCAAAAGATTAATTGCTAGAGGCAAAGATAAATGGCATCCACCCGAATATACAGGCAGAATAGATGAAGATTCAGATTCTACATCTATTGATTTATATGAAAAAGCAATTGCTAAATATAAAAAACAAGTTGATCCTGTAATAGAATATTTCAAAGGTAGACCTGGTTACTTATATATTAAGGCTGAAGGCGATACGCCGGAGAACATAGCTAAAGAGATAATAAATAAGATAAGAAACACTAAAAGAATGTACACTCCAAAACAACTTAAAACCTGTACGCTATTGAATTTAATTGATTTTGAAGGCAATAGTCTATTATCAGGTGATACGGCTTTAAATAATTTGCGTTTTAGTAAGTTAAAAAAATTGTTGTTTGAAACAAAATTTGAAACAAAATTACCAGACTTATGTATAGTATCTGAAAATTTAAATGAATATGGTTATATGACTAAAATGAATGAACTAAAGTATGAAATTAAAGACAGATATAATTGGCTAGAGTTACCAGACACCAGCGATTGGAAATTTGATAAAGCAAATCCATTTAACTCCATTAAATATATTAAAAAAGAATTTGAAGGTCTAGGAATAGGAATTAAAAATGTAATTGTGGCAGGTCAAAACTTACCAGGTTGTATTTTTAAAACATTAGATCACTCTGCTTTACGTTGGGCTGAACAAGGACATTATGTACAGATAGTATTATCTATGTGTGGCGATTATGAAGTGTCAGGTGTTGGACCAGAAAGATATATGAACTCATTTGCTAGTTTATATAAACAAATTAAAAAATCTGGACAATGGGCTAATATTGATTTAGTATCTGAAATGAAAGATATAAAATATATGATTGATGGTGTTTTAAAATGCGGAGAATAATAGCTTGTAGATTCGGTAATAAGTTTACACAATGGCATGTTGATAACTTAAAATATATGATAGACTTTCACTCTGGTATATCATATGATAGTTTTGAAGTTATTGAAAATGATATTTACGGTAATTGGTATAATAAATTCCAAATGTACGATAAGTTCCGGGATGGGGAGAACTTATACTTTGATTTAGACGTTATTATATGGAAAGAGTTACCAGATTTATTCAGAAAAGACTTTACTTTATTAAATGATTTATGGTGGAGAGAAGAAGCTCATACTCCATTAAACTCAACTATTGTCTCTTGGACAGGAGATGTTTCTCATATATGGGATAAATTTAAGTCTAACGAAAAAATGTACCTAGAAAAATACAATAAAGGTAGTGATGAGTTTTATTATAGAGAAATAAATTATAAAAACTATGATAAAGTTTGTCCTTCTATTAAAAACTATATGTATGAAATACCACCAAAAGAATTTAGTATTTGTACTTTAGGTCAAATGAACCACCTATTAGAACCAGGTTGGCAAGGTTGGTGGTCAGATTTTATTCTGCCTCACTATAAAGATTAAGAGCACTCTTTAACAAGTCAATTCTAGTTTTACATTTTCTTAATGCTTTTTTACCATCAAGATTTTTAGAATCTTTTATCTTATCTATTTCAAATAAGGCTATTTTTAAAGCAAACATTTCATCTTCGGTTGCTTCTTCAGGATTAAATATAAAATCAAGAACTCTAGTTGGAGAAGTATCGTCTGTTTGTACAAGACCCTCTCTTTTAGCAATAGCTAAAGCTACCTGTTCAAATTCTTTTTTTTGTTCTTCATTGTGACGATATGTACTCTCATGTATTTTTTCTATATTGGTAACTTTCATTAATGATATAAAGTATGGATGTTTTTCATCAAACTCAACGTGAGTAGATGTAAGACTCTCTTTATTTTCATTAGTTAATACTTCAATCCAATCTCTTTTACTATTAGTAAATCTAGCGTCAACAAAATATTTTAACATTCCATCACCAAATCCTACTTCTTTATGTTCTCTTTTAACTACTTCAATTGACATTTTTATTTTCCTTTATATAATTATATAGGTCAGTTTTAACCGACCAGTTTAGTTTATTTAAAACTTCTGTATCTGCTGTGTTATCTTCTCTTTCAAATTCATTACCTACCCTTTTTTCTTTAAAATCAATTCCAAAATACGTTATCATCTCCAGCAAACTATAAGATTTTCCTATACCTATATCTGTTACACCTGTAAATTCACTTTTCATTAAAGTGTCAATAGCAGATATTATATCATCTACATGTATAAAATCTCTTGTATGATTAGTATGTACAAATGGTACATCGTTTCTTAATATTCTTGGTATCAACATATGTTCCCTAGCGCCTGGTCCATATACAGTTGTAAATCTCATACCGATACTATTTTCTGGTGCAATTTGTTCCAAAGAATATTTACTCATAGCATAAGGGTTACGCCAAGGCTCTATGGCCGTTGAAGAACTTGCATATAATATTTTTGTATTTGGAAAATAATCAAATAGTCTTTGACCTGCAATTACATTTTCTTTCCAGTATTCTGTAGGTCTATCTAAACTATCTCTAACTCCTGAAAGGCCAGCCAAGTGTATGACCAAACCTACATCGTATTTAAGGTTACAATTTATTAAATCGTTACCTGATAATTTGTCTATTGGGATTACTTTGTGATTGTTATTTTCTAAATGCTTATGAAGGTGTTTTCCTATAAATCCTTCACTGCCTGTTAATAATATATTCATAATAAATTCTCATTGTTTAAACTCCAGCGGCGTGTAGTGTTTTCAATAAACCACCAGCACTATTCTTAATTAATAAAGTTGATAGCGATTTCATTTGTGTTGAACCGACAGAGTCATCAGCCATCATACTCTCTGTCACTAGATCAATTGATCCAGTTGTTATAATTTCTCCAGACGCACTTGGAAAAGTAATTGTTTGTCCGTTTAAAGTACCACTAACAGTTAAGTTTGTAATCGTTACATTAGTTGGGAATCCAACTGTAACTGTATCTGGACTTGAAACAACAGCATTGATTTCGTTACTAGTACCTAAAAATGATACAGTATTACCAGGAGCTATCAACTGTACAGTTGAACCAGAGTCTCTAATATAGTGACCTTGTCCAGTACCTATTTGAGAAGATAACTCTATTACAGCACCTACAACAGACGTTGCTGATATTCCTGCTGGAGATAATAGAGCTGCGTCACCAAAATCATTTAGAGCTAAGTCGTTAAACGTTGTTCTAAATGTTTCTAGTGTATCCGTTCCTAGTATATTTTTTACTGCCATTTTCTATTCTTTACATTCGCAAGGATCACAAGTACAAGGGTTACAAGTACAGTGTGGATTGTTGCAATTTTTGTTATCCATTTGTCTTAATCTTTCTTCTTTTTAAATAAGCCCATAACTTTAGAAGGTGCTTTTTTAACAGCTTCTGGTACCTTTAATTTAGGTAACGTAATTTTAGGCATTTTCATTTTCGCTTTTAATTTCTTTAGCATATTATCCTTTCCTAGTATTTTTTAACTCTTTCTTAATATTAAATAATTCTTTTTTTAATATATTTATCTCTTTACAAAGGCTTCTTATTGTATCACTATTAGTTTCTCTTGATTTTACTCTAGCCATATATGAGTTGTATTCTGATCTATTAGTGTTAATAATAGCTTTAGTGTTTACATCTTTAATTAGACTTTCAAATCCTTCAACCTTTAATGTATTATAATTTGCCATATTTTTATACTGCCAATGCAATACCTCTTAAATCTTTCATTACAGGTGGGTATGATGAGTTAGTACCTTTCATAACAACTTTTAATTGGAATGTAGTGAACTCATTTAAACCACTTGCACTATATTTGTATTCTCTAAACGTATCATCATCTTCAGCAGGTGTAACAGTTGTATCTTCTAAACCTGTATCATTAAATGCTGTCCAACCTATATCGTCAATTTTTCTTGCTTCTTCCGAAGAAGATAATCTATAATAAACGAGGACACTAGAAGTTGCTCTAACGTTTGAAGTCATTCTAATATCTAAAGCAGTTGATAAGTTTTCTAAAACAATTGGTTTAGTAACATAAACTCCTGCTGATGATGTACCACTAGCTTCCGTATCTGCTACATAATTTGGTGTATTAAAGCTAGTTGCTGAATTTAATCTATTCTGAATTGTATATGCACTAACTCTTGCCATATCTAGCACTGGAGATAGTTTAGTATTTGATGTTGTAAACGTTAAGTTAACGAATAAAGATTTATTACCTGACATTTCATTAGTTTGGTTTATATCACTTGCAACCATATTAGGTGCATTAAACCAAATATTATCTCCTGCAATAGCTGATATTGCATTAGCTGATGATGTTAAACTAAACTCTGACTCATTACCATGAATTGATCTTCCTGTTGTAGGTCTAATTGCATATGTTATATTTGTTCCTGGAACTGTTGCTGTAGCTAAATTTAAATTTAGTACATCATACGCTCTATTTTGTGTAGCAGTGATAGCAGATCCCCCTATATCTCCTGTCGCTGTTGCTGTTCCTGAAGTAGTAACATCGTAACTATCTAAAGTTACATTAGAAATACTTGTATATGTTCCATTAATATCTGAATGGACAATGCCATTGTAAGTTGCTGATGGAACACCTGCGATTGTAACGTTGTTTGATGTACCATGCATACCGTGATTAGGATGTGAAATTCTAATTACACCAGATGTATTAGTTGTTCTAATTGCATTTGTTTTTAATGTTCTTGTAGGTAATACGTCATTACATAGTGTAACCGTACCTGTTACGTTTTCAAATTCTGCTCTCTTTATTTTAAACTTAATGTCCTCGTTTTGTTCAGCCGTCCAAGTTGAACCATTTTGTGATTTGAATAGAACACCAGCATAAGGCTGTTGAGAAATTGTTCTATCTGAATTTATTACTTTTTCACCTAATCTACCAACATAACAATTGTAATTGTTGGTCATTGCCATAACAACAAAACAGTATTCTGTATTTTCTTGTAAGTAAACTGGTGAGTCAAAAGTAAATGTTGTAGCCGTTGTTGCGTCTGTACTTATATTTACTGAATTTGGATTTAAAGTTTTTTCACTGAAAGGAAGTATTCTCTTTCCAGGATATCCGTTTACTACTTCTCTAATTTGTACTGTTACCGGAATATTACTATCTTTTGAACTAAAATATAAATCTACTGAAGTTGCAAATACACCACCTGCGTCATCAATCATAAATGTTTGTGATAATGGGTCATGCCAACCTATTTGTTGTTCGGTAATTCTTGTTCTTGTTTGTGTTCCTCTACTAACTGTTTCAACAGTACTTTCTCTAACAGTTTGAGCTTCTCTTGTAGAAATAATTGTTTCTTGTACTGTATCTAAAGCACCTTTAGCAACATAATCAGCCTCTGCTGAAGTTTGAACTGCCGTACTTAAATTGTTTGTAACTGAACTTGTTAATCTGAATACTCTTTGACCTGTTCTCCATCTTGGATTACTATTCACTTTTGGATCAGGTATTGAAAATGTTCCTGTAACCATTCCATTAATATTTGTAACCAAATTGCCACCTAACGAACCACCGTTTGGTGTAATATAACTTGCTACGTCAATGTTATCAAAGAAAGGATAAACTCTTGTTTCAGGTTTCATTCTAGTTGCTATAAAGGTTAATGTTCTACTTCTTATAAATGGAACAAAACCAACACTAACAACTCTATCGCCTATTGATGTTCTTACTACTTGTGGTACTATTCTTGATCTTATACCTGTTCTTGTTGCTGATAATTGACCTCTTTCAGTAATTGCTGTACGTTGCATTACTCGTCTACCACGTCTAATATTACCTACATTACTTCTAGATAATTCTTGTGGTGTTCCTGACCAGAACTCTTGCCAATCATTCCATACAGTACCTATTGCTACACTTGTTAAATTTGGATTACCTAAACTTTGTACTAACGTATCAAAACTACCTGTTCTATTAATTACCAATTCTGGCATTCTTTCAGTTTCTTTCCATTCATCACTTGGTGGAGTTAATTGAATATTACCTGCCCATGAGAAAACGTCAAATGGGTTTACGTTAACAAATTTACTTGCAAAAGGTTGATCTATTAAAGTTGTTTCAGTGTAAGGTAAAGTCATACAATCACCTGTTTTTGCATACTTAGCGTCTGTTCTATCTAAAGCAGTTATTGAAGTACCGTCATCATCAGCTTCTATTAACTGTACGGCATCCTCATGGAACATAGGTCTCATTTCACCCTTTGCCATATCCATAGATACTTTGTAATCTAAATTTCCTGCGTCACCAACACTATGACCTGTAAAGTTATCTACTAAAAATCCATTTTTAAATCTATCAAATCCATCTGCGTCTTGTATTTGTAAATTAGCTGCTTGCATTTCTAAAAGAGATAATTGAGTATAGTATTCTGTATTTTCAAGTCTATTTTCTAATCTACCAATGTCTCTCATTGTATATCTCTTATTATCTACTTTAGTAATATCAATATCTTCTGGAGTTAAAGTATAAGCAGGAATATCTAAAGTGTATAAATGCATTGCACCATCTAAATTTTTAGGCGCTTGTGGAATTAATGAACTAGCACCTCTAGCTACTTGAAACTTACCATCTTTATCTACAAAAATTTTATCTATTCTTGATAAGTAATATTCTAAATCTGAAGATATATCAGAACCAAATTTAGCAACATCTACAGTTGAAGCACCTGTACCGTTATAATCTCGGTCCTGGTATCCTCTATTAATTCTAGCCTCGTCATCAACTCTTGGTCTGAAATCTAAACAATCTCTTAACTCATAAGTGTCTCCAGTTGTATCCGAAGTATGAGAAGGAATATCTGCATAATCAACAGCGCCTGAATAACTATCAACAGTGAAAACATCTCCTGAACCGTGAGAGAAGTAATCAACACTAATTTGAATAGAACCTGTTGGGTCTACTGCACCTGTATTTAAAGTTATTCTACCTATATCATAGAAGTTATCTCTTTGACCATTGTCTAAAGTAAATCTATCTGTAATATCAATTTCTCCTGATTGCGAATATAAACCAAAGGCAGTTGCCATTTTAACATAGTTTAATTTGTAAATATCACATTTATTTAATCTCATACCACCTTGTTTTTTAATATCTGCTAAACTTGTATGATTTCTTGTAAATCCTGTTACCAATGTTTTTGTTTTTTCTTCTACTACTGATCTAACAATAGTAGCTAAGACTTTGATTTTATGTCCTGCATAATTAGCACCAAAATCTAAAATTATTGATTTACCTACTGGCGAACCAGTTAATGAAAATATTACATCACCTTCATGGTTATTTCCAGTTAAACTTAAAAAATCTCCTGTCGCACCTGTGCCACCTGAACCTGTTGACATTATTGATACAGAAAAATCATATTCGCCCATAGAAGGGAATACTTCGTTTGTACCTGCTGAAAGAGTTGCGTCACCATTTGATCCTAATGTTGCTGTAAAGTGTCTTCTAACTTTAAAGTTTGTATCACTAGCACCAGAGTTAGAAGTTGTTTTTAATGTCTTAACATTTTCATAAGGTAATTTGAATAATGAAATGTTTTTATCTGAATCTTTAAATGTTGCTCTGTTTCTATTTGCATTTGATTTAGTTGAAACATCTGAACCACCAACTGCACTAGATATTTCTAAAGAAGTATCTGAAATAATAGCTTCAATAATTCTTGTTAGTGAAGTACCTGCGTCTGTAGTTAATGTGATTGAATCACCTACTCTTAATTCTGTATTAAATTTTGTACCAAAACCTGTAATTGCGTTGCTACTGTTTGCAACTGATAATGTACCTGTAATCTGTAAACTTTCTCCGTATGTAGAATCTATAAGAGTATCTGCTGTAAATACCGGAGTACCAGCCATACCAATTTGTTTTGTAGATGTGAAATCATATGAAGTAACACCTTTAAATCCTCTAGCGTCTGCTTGAATAGTAGCAGTGTTTGATGAAATACCACCTGTTATAATTTCTCCAGCTGTAAATGTTCCGTTTACAGCAGATAAAATAACAACTGATTGATCTGCCGTACCACCACTTGTATATGAAGTAAAACCAGAACCGTTTACATCTAATTCAAAATTTGAACTAGTTGGATTTTTTACTGTATATGTGTTACCATTTAATTCTGTCATACCACCAACACTATTGATTGTCACTTGTTGACCATCTTTTAAAGTGTTTGTAGAAGTTATTACTACAGGATTAGCTGCTGTTGCAGCTGTTATTGAATGTTGATTATTTGTTGATATACTTTCAAATGTACCTTTAGCACCTGAAGTACCACCTGTAATTTCTTCTCCAGTTGTAAATGCTTGGTTTTTAGGACAGTTTAAGTGAGTCATCATAACAATATCAAATAGATAATGTTTGAATACTGCACTTGTTAATGATGAACTTGAAAAAATATTGTTTGTAGCTGTACCTGAAGCATATTCAAATCCTCTAGATTTAGCACGACCTATTATAGGTATATTAGAACCTGATCCTGTATTTTCTGTTCCTCTTGCTGATGTTGCTGTATTATATAAACCAACTTTTTTAAAAGCTTCAACATCACCTGAAACAAATCCAATATCTGGAGAACCATATACGTTATTAACGTACACATAGTTTCCTACATCAAATCTAGTATTAGAATTGTTTTGTGTATCAAAATCTCTTGCCTTATCTACATCAGCAAATCTTGTTCCAATAGTACTTATTTCATAACCTTTAACGTATGCTTTACCTGGTGCTAAACCAGCAGCAATTTTAGTTTCTAATCCACCATCAGCTGAAGTGTAAATACCTCTATTATCTCCTGATACTAAATGTTCTCTTAAATCTAAATCAAAATCTTTTATTGAATAATCACCTGATTCGTCAAATGTTCGTCTTGCTAATGTTTCTTCTAATACTGCATAATCAGTTGTTCTAACTTGGTTTTGAATAATACCACTTTTTAATCTTAATAATTCTACAAAGTTTGAATCATCTGTAGCAGTTAAAGATTTTTTAGCTAATGTTAAATCTATTTTAAATCTATGAGCACCTGGAGCGTTTGTATTTGAAACTCCTTGAGCATTATCATTTAAAGTTGAATCATCATTTTGAGTTACAAAACTTTCTGTTATTATTAATCCTACTCTATAAGAAGGAGTGTTTGAATATTTTTCTAGTACTAAATCTTGTTTACTTACTTGAACATGAAATCCATTAATATAATAAACACCTTCATTAACAGCGGCCATACTACCATCTGCTGTGGTATTAACTACTGCTGAAACTGTTGTTACTGTTGATTGTAAAGTTGTTGCTACTGATATAGTTTCTCCATCTGTAAATGCTGATGAAGTATTATTTGTACCTGAATTTAAATATTTAACAAGTAAAGTGTTTGGATCTGTTCCATCTGTTGCTACAGTTTTAACAACTCTTGCTTTTAAACCTGAAGAAACACCTGTTAAAGTTAAACCAACAAAATCTGTTAATACAACACCAACGGCAGCTGAATCTGTAAATGAAGTTAACTTAACAGAACCTACCATTAAGTCATAAGAAATATCGCCAGGTATAACCATAGCGCCTTGTTCAAAGACGTGATCTGATAATCTCTCAATCTGATTTTGTAAAATTGATTGCGATTGTGTTAACTCTCTACCTTGTACAGCAAATGCTGGTCTATAAAGAACTCTATGAAACTTTTTAGTTTCAGTAAAGTCATCGTAGTAAGGCGAAAGATTAAAGTCAGTTGGACTTGGCATTTAATTCTCCCTAAAATTCAATAACTAGTTTGATATTTTCTGTTTGATCTGTTGCTCTTTGAATCGGAGCTCTGTTTTCTACGTATAAAATATCACCAGTATCATGGTCTATTTCAGAAGCAGAATAACCACCTGAAAATACAACGTTATTGATTGTACTTGTTACACTTGTTTCCGGTGTACCTGTTGCTGATGAAGTTTGACCTGTGATAACTTCGGTACTAGAAAATGCTGTTAAATTACCTGACGAGTCAACACCGGCGTCATTATGTCTTGATTGCATGTAATATAAAATTCTGTTTGTTGAGTCCCATTCTACAACTTTACCAACTGCACCTGTACTTGCTTGATTCAATTCTTCATCTACTACAAAAGTACCTGGAGTTGGAGTTGAGTTAATTCTAACTGCTTTAGTTCCTCTTAATGTTGAAGCTGAAGCGGCTGAACCACCAGCTGCTGGGTCTCTTATTAAAGTGATTTTTCTGAAATCATTACCAGCATGGAAATCTCCAGAGTTTGCTGATTCTGTTCCTTCTAAATTTATATTTAGCATTACAAAGAAACCACCTAATTCTTCTACTGCATTAAATCCATTACCACCATTTGGTGAGATAATAACATCTAATTCAGCACCTGTTAAACCTGTTGCACCAGCGGCTACAATTTCTGTATTTGAAACTGTACCAAAAGTGTAACCTGATCCAACGTTAGTCATAGTTACAGAAGTAATAATACCACCTGAAACTAAAACGTTAGCAGTTGCACTTGATCCGTCACCTTTAATAGTAACTGAATGTGTACCGTTTGCTCCACCTGAACCACTTGCTTTAATTTTTATACAATCAATTGATCCGTCTATAGCAGCTGCACTAACAGTTGAGTTAGTTGATACTCCCATAAAGTCTGTTGATAAAAAATTTGATTGTTGAGAAGCTGACATAGTGAACATGTATTTCCATTTATATCCGTCAGCAGTTGTTATAACAGTTGTTGATGTTCCTGTAGGTTCTACAGTTGAAGCTGTGTTACCATCGTTGTCTATGCACTTATAAACATTTCTGTCTGTAGTTAATACATAGAAATTAGCGTCATGTAAAATTGTTGCACCACTATTAGCAGTAACTCTTGTAGATACACTACCTGTTAAGTATTCGCCATAGTCGTGTCTGTAAATATCGTATGTTGTTCCTGTTGCCCAATTTCTTCTTGGTATAGCAAAAGAAATATCCGAAGTTGTAATTTTCTTAGCTGCTAATAAATCATCGTAGGTATTGAACTCTGCAACGACACTGTCGCCTGGAGTTATTGGAGCTGCGTCTGTTCCTTCGTAATCTGTACGAGAATCAGCTCTTGTTAAAGTACCCCAAGGTTGAGGTCTTCCAAGTCCTAGGTAGTAAACGTTTGGCGAAGCTTCCGTGAAAGATTCGTGAAACTGTTCACTGTTATTAATTCTGAATTTTGTTGTTATAATCGCTGGCATAATTGTTATTCCTATTTATAATACTTTCTATGATGTTGTTCCAATAATTGTTTTTTGTGTAACGCCACTAGAATTTTTTACTAGTAGAGTTGACGCATTAGATAGATTAGCCATAGTGATAGAACCACCAGTTATTGCAACTGCATTAGCATTTTGAGCAGCCATAGTACCTATTGTACCTAAAGCTATATTAACAAAAGCACTACCGTTCCACTGTAAAATATCGCCACTTGCAATACTTGTCAAAGTGACATCGTTCATTTCTGATATTTGGTCTTCAGCGGATACAGCAGTTAAAATTGAACTGTCTACATATTGTTTTGTTGCAATACCTAAATTTTTTGTTGGGTTACCAAATATTACAACCTCACCTGTACTATCTCCTTCTAACCAAGTTGTCAAAGTAGAACCATCTGATCCTGCAATTATCATTGCTCTAGTTTCACCGGTAGTATTACCAGCAGCATTTCCTATAATAACATTACCTGATCCAGTTTCTATAGTTTGACCTGCATTATAACCTACAAAAGTGTTTTGTTGTCCTGCATTTACTCTTAAACCTGCGTTTGCACCAAATAAAGTATTTCTTTGTCCTGTTGCGTCTTTACCTGCTGAGTGACCTACAGCTGTACTTTTACTGTTAGAGGTCATTGATTCTAAAGCTGCAAACCCCACGGCAACGTTATCGTCTCCTGAAGTAATTGCTCTTAAAGATGTTTTACCAACAGCAACGTTTTCTTGAGCTGCACTCAAAGTACCTGTCACCGAGTGACCGATCATTAAAGAGTTTGAGAAGTTTGCTCCTTCTTGTTTACCTGTAATAATACCAGTACTTAAATTTGTACCGTCTCCTATAGTACTATAGATTTCGTTAAAGTTATCGTTGATTAAATCTCCACCTGCTCTAATAGTAGAACCTGTACCGTCATTTGGAGCTGAACCGATTGATATTGTTTGTTTTGCCATTTCTATCTCTATTTATATCCTATATTTATACGTTTGCTTGGTCAAATTCATTATTAGTGCTATCAAATTTTATAGTATTTCCACTAAATGATTCTTCGCCTGGGAATGTAATATCTGCTGGAAAAGTGAAGTTGGTCTTTAACATAAAACCATTATCATCTTCATTTACATTAGTACCACTTATCATATTAAGTAGAGCTGTTGTACCATCTAAACTTGATCTAGTACCAGTAACCTTTAATTCGTTTAATCTATTAAAAGTAATACCAGATGTACCATTAATACCACCTGCTCTATTGACAGTAACACCATATGCTGTATTAGCCCACTTGTTTATTGAAGAAAATCTAGGACCACAATATGCAAATCCTTGACTTATAGTTTTGTTCGTTCCAACTTTTCTTCTTATTCTTAAACTTAATCTAACACCTATAGGCGCTCTTGATAAAGTCACGTCTCTAGTTGTAGTAGCAAAATATGGATATACTACTGCTGGAGAAGCATAGTATGAATCTGATCTTAAACTTGTTCCATCATCTATTGTTCCTAATCTTCTACCAAATACAGTAGAAAATATTAATTTCATCATTGAAATTATTGGTTCGCCAATTGTACCTGTGTTAAGAGCCTCTGCTATGCTAACTTGCATATTAATTCTACTCTCTAAATCAACTTGACCTGTAAAATAGAAACCTGAAGTATGCATTGTTTTTTTAAATGCGTCTCTCCATAAATTAATTGAGTTACCTACTTTTAATACATAAGAATAATCTTGATAGTATAAACTATCTTGTACTTTCATAGTATTTTCTGAAAGGAATCCTTTTTCATTTAAGAATTTACCATCTGTATCTACTACAGCAGCGACATTTACAGTTGTTGTAGTTAAATCTAAATATTTTAAAGTACCACTAGCACCTGAAGTTGTTACTGTTTCATTTAATTGAAAAGTACCTGATACATTTTTTACTTTTAATATATTTCTATCTGTATCCCAATCTGTTACTAATCCTGTTGCACCTGAAGAAGCACCTGTTAAAGTTAATGCATTTGCAAAATTTCCTGTAACACCTGTCAAAAATAAATTTTGTACAAAAGATAATGTTGGAGGTGTAGGAGAATTTTGATATTTAATACCTAAATTTGTTGTTGTTATTCCTAAAACTTTTCCTACTTCTGTACCATAAGATAATAAGTTTGCATTTGCACCAGCTGAAGATGTTACCGTAACTGTTGGTAAAGTTTTATATCCGTCACCACCATTATATAAGTAAACGTCTGTAATATCTCCTGTACCTGTATCTGATTCAAAAACAATTTTATCTCCTGTAAGATGATCTCCTGAAGTTGTCTGATCTTCTAATACTACATGATCTGTATCTTCATGTGCTACAGCACCATTAACAACAGTAACTACACCTTTAGCACCTGATCCAAATGTTCCTGTATTTGCAAAACTTAATTCATCTCCAATTTCATAACCAGAACCCCCGGCGTCAACAATAACTTCCGTTAATTTACCAGAACCAACATCACTAACTTGAAAAGCAGCTTGTTCTCCACCACCTGTGACTGTTATAATATCGTCTGTAGTATATAAATTACCGTCATTAGTAATTGTTTTTGTTCCTGGTATTCCTGAAATATTTGCTAAAATATAATAATCGTCTGTATCAGTTGCTGTACCTTGTATTTCTTCATCTACTTGAAAAGTACCTATGATAGTATCTTTGTTTATAGTAACTTCAGAAACTTCATTAGCACCAATATAAAATTTAGTAACATGTTCTATTATTGCTGTTGCGTTAGAAGTATTACCTGTAATTTTTCTTCCAACTAAAGATGAAGTATTACCTTGTGTAGCTATTACTCTTAAAACTGTTTTAGTATCCCATTTACCGTCAGATACTTTCATCAAGTTTTCTCTAGGATAAAATGTTTCAGAGCTATCGTTAAATAATATTCTAAAAAATAATTCGTGGCCTTTTTGTGTGCCTTTTAGTTTATATAACGATTTAATATTTTTTATTAAATTTCTTTTGTTTAATCCTGAAGCTAAATTTTCTGGTATAGTTTGAAAGAACTCGTCCCTAAAACTATCTAAAAAATTTGAAATAACTTTATCAGGATCCCTAAAGTTTGTTAATTGTTGAATAGTATTAACTGGATTAGGTCTATATAAATTAACAACAGCTGACGCATTAGAAATTGAACCAACAACTATTTCGCCAACTATAAATTTATCTTGTGATGATATGAATAATCTATTATTAATTAAATCTTCCGTTAATACTGTAGCTGTTGCTTTAGAAGTTTGTCCTGTTATAGTTTCTTTAAATGTAAATTTACCATATGTACTATCTTCTAATATAATTTTATCATCTAAATCTAATTGTGTATGTTCAGCACCAAGTGATCCACCATCTAATACTAAATTGTTAGCAACACCTGTTTGATTTTCTAAAGTTATTCCGTCTGTAGTTTGAATAGAAGTTACCTGTAATTCGGCAGCCTCCATAAATTGAAAATAAGTTTTTAAGAACTCTACAAATTTTGGGTGATCGTCAACTACGAAATCCGGTAGTTGAGTCGGTATTAAGTTGGAAATTTTATTATCAAATTTCGCCATTGTTTATTAATGACTTGTTGTAGTTGTATAGCCTACGCCAGCTTCGGATGAACCGCCTACAAAAGTATCTTCCTCTACAGTTATGTTTGAATTTGAAACGTCTATCTCTACAACTTGGTTTCTAACTGGAACTATATCATTTGATTTTGGCGTAGCAGTTAATTCAATTACATTAGAAACAACACCTCTAATATTTGATATTGAAGCTACGTTTAATGAATTTAAAGTTACCTGACCTGTTTCATAATTAATAGTACCTTGTGTTGAGTTAGCATATGTTTTAACACCACTTACTAGATAATATCTTCTAATATTACCTTTACTATCATCATCTAAAAACATTTCATTATTACTACCTGAAACTTTAAATCCTGTTGATGTCAAAACTGGTGGATGACTATCATGTGGATCCCATATTGCGTTTCTAAAATATATATCATATTTTGTTGAAGACGCTATAGTTGGTGTAAAATTCTTTCTCATTTTAATAGTTGTTATATTTGATAAAATACTTGTATCAACACCATCTATTAAACCTGTTAATTTAGAAAATCTGAATACACCATCAAATTTTTGTAAAGTAGAACTATTATAATTTGTAATAGCTGTAACTATTTCTGATTTTAATGAATCATCGGATTTACTAGTACCTTTTTTATCGTACTTAGCAGTAGTAGTTAATAAAATTGATGTTGTTTCTGGATCAATAATTTCTGGTCTAACAGCCGCTACATTATAAGGTATTAATTCTTTTACAATAGAAGCTTTTGTTGCCTCGGTTAAAGTTGAACCTGAAGCTGCTTTTATTGAAATTTTTACTACACCATAAACTGGTGTTTCATCATCTTCTCCACCCCACGCACTAACTGATAATGCATTAGGATAAATTGATCTTACTATTGTTTCGTAATCTGTTGCTGTGACAGCTCTATCTTGTGCTGTATATTGTAGAGGCGCATTAAATCTAATAGACTCTTTTTCTTCTTCGTCTGATCCGCCTTGAGCATTTGATTTAGTTGTTATGGTTACATTTGAAAATGCTCCAATACTAGAACCTAATTCAAATTTACTAGCGCCATTAGCTTCTTCTTGATTTGTAACAATATATTCTAAAATAACTATGTTACCATCTTCTAATTTATTTCCTATAACACCATCACCAAAGTAAACTTCAAATTTACCTGTATCTGTTTCTTGTAAGAAGTAAATTTTAGATGTATTATTTAAATTTCTTAAACCTGTAGCTAATGTGTAAGTATTTAATGTTGAATCTGATACAGAGTTTTGAATTGTTACTTTTAAAGTAGAAGTATCAGCGTCTATATTTCTTATCATAAAGCTTTGATCTGAATCAGAGCTATCAACTGTATATTTGAAAGTAACTAAAGTACCTTCGTATAATTTAATATTTGAAAACTTATAAACACCGTTTAAAGGTGTGATTGTAATATCTTCGTTAGTAAGAAAGTTATATCCTGTTCCATCTACTGTAGTTGTAAACGTTGTTCCTTTATTCATTAATATACTTGAGCCTGAAGCGTTGTTAACTAAAATATCAATTTCAGCCATTGGCGCTCTAACAGATGATGGAGTATAACCGATTGCTTTTGCTAATGAGACTATATTTTTTCTTATGTCAGCAGAATCTAAATAAGATTCATTTACAAACATATTGGCATTGAAACCAAGATAATGTGTATTGTAAGCTAACGTATCTAAAAGAACAGCAAAGCCTGATCCTTCAAAATTGTAGTCTGAAAATTCTGGTTGATTTTGTAAAAATGTTTTTAAGTTTGCTTTGACGTTATCAAAGTCAAAATCTGATACTACGAGTTTATTACTTGCCATTATCTTAATCTTTCTAAAAATGTTTCTATTGTTACCGGCTCTGTTGTACCTATAACATAAAACATTATTGTTAAGTGATAACTATTTCTATCAAGGTCTGGTCTAGCTAAAATTTGTACTAATTTAATTCTAGGCTCAAAATTATCAAGAACTTCGTTAACCTTTCTTTGTAAATTAAGCGCTGTAAGAGGTGTCATTGGTTCAAATAACATACTTCTAACATCACTGCCAATTTCTGGATGAAAAGGTCTCTCAAAGTGAGAAGTTTGTATTAAATTTCTAACACTTCGTTTAACAGCCTCTACATCGGTCAATTTGTTTACATCGTTAGTAACAGGATTACGACCAAAATTCAAATCCAAGTCTTTATAGATTCTATTTGCTCTTTTGCTATTGTTTGTATTGCTACTATCAAAGTTTGGCATGCTTATATTTATACGACAATTGGTAATTAACCGCTAAAAACATTTGATGATCCTGCAGTCATAGCTCCTGCGTCTGTACTATCGCCAATTCTTGCTACTGCTAAGCTATGTACTCTAACAGTTGAAGAGCCTACGTTAACAACTTTAACATGATCCGGGCAAGGAGGTATTGGAGGCGCTGGATGAGGTACAGTTGGATCGGTAACTCTAGCAATTAGAATACTATTTGCTCTACAAGTACCTTGTCCTGGTGTATCAAGTATAGTTGAACCTACACAAGCATGTCCTGTACTTAAAGCGTCACCTTTTCTACTAACTGCTGGCATTATCTTCCTATTTTGTCTTTTCTACCTAATGGTAATATTTGCCATTTGGTCATTTCCTGACCTTTTTTACTTACCCATTCAACGTATACCATTTTTTGTTTAACTTGATTTTGAAAAGATTTTACTGCTTTCTTAAATGAAGTTGATTCTATTATTTTTTCGCCTTTTTCATCATCTATAAATTTAAATTCTCGCATTTTACTCATTATTTTCCTCTATTTCTATATTTTCTTCAATTCTATTATATTGACAAACGACAATTTCGTAAATTCTGCCATTTTCATCTATTTCCGTTCTTTTTAGAAAATCATCGTGAGATTTATTTCCACAATTCATACAATAAGTCATAATATTATTTAGGTTTAAAAATTACAGCGAATATGAGCATAAATTTCATTTCCGGATAAATTTTTTGCATAATTTTTTACTGATTCTTGCTCAAACTCAAAAAAGCGACATTTTTCAACATTTTTTGAGCAAGAAACTAGAACAAAAAGCGAACAGACTAAAAAAAGCGCCATTTTACTTGATTTTTTTTCATTTTTGCTCATTTTTTTGTTGACTTTTCTATATTTATCTGGTATAGTGGACCAATAAATGAAAATAATAAAGGAAAACACTATGAATACTTTTTTTAGTATTACAACTATACTTTCTGCTATAATGGCAGTTGGTTTCATTGAAGATTGTGGTGGTCATTGTTTAGGAAACGATAACTGGCCAATGTTCTTTGTAATGTTTGGAATTATGTTAATTTCAGGCATATTAACACTATACACTATGGAGGGAAAATAATGACAATAGTTAACTTAAAAGCAACTTCTTTAGATGAAGGAGTTAAAAATATGATGAATGGTGCCAAGGCAGATTATGTTTCTTGGACTACCGACAAAAATGGTAACGTTTCTGACTACTCAAAAGAAGAAATCGCAAATTGGGATAATAAAACAAGAGTATCACAAGGTAAAAAGTACATTAGAGTTGTACGTGATGGTGGTGTTTTTGCATTTATCGTAATGAATGATTTTAAACACTTTAAAAAAGGCGATATATTAAAAGCGGCTGGTTATAATGCACCTGCTTTAAATTCTCCTAGAGGAAATGTACTAAATGGCAATTACCATATCAAATGGACTGGTCCTTTGTATATGGATTCACAAAGAAGATTAAGAGGATAATATGAATAGACGTGATAAAGTTTTTAGAAAAATAGTAAACCCATTATTACTTAAACATATGTTAGACCCATTTAAATATCAAGGGTCTTGTATAGCTGCTGGTATACCAATTAAGTATTTAAAATACTTTAAAGAAATTACTAGAGCTAAAAACGCCAAGAAAGTTAGATATAGATATAGAGGTTGTTCAAAACCGAACTATAAAAGACCTCAATCTTTTTGTCATATTTTTGGTGCTGATACATTTAGTTTATATTATAGAAATCCAAACAATAACTATTTTAGATATAATTAACTATCTATAATACGTTTTCTTAAATCAGTGGTGGAGAACCTATGTTCTCTTTTATTGTAAACAATCTTTATGTGTTTCTTAACACATATCTCTTTACCAGTAAAATTCTTACCTTGATATTCTTCACCTATAATTCTAACTGATATATTATACATTTGGAATATATCTTCTAAATCTTTTTCTGTTTCGTATGGTATAACTTCATCTACATATTTTATAGCATTAAGTTGTATACTTCTCTCTACCAATGTTTGTATTGGTTTTTTCTTTTCTTTTGGTCTATCTATAGTTGGATCAGTTTGTAATCCAACAATCAAGTAATCGCATTCTTCTTTAGCGTCTTTTAACATCTGTACATGACCAGCATGTAACAAATCAAAAGCACTACACGTAAATCCTACTTTCATTCTTTCTCCTTTCTCAACATTTTCTGATAGTATTGTTTATCTTGAACTCGTTGACTATTAAAACCATATAACCTTACACAGTTTGCAATCCATTCATGTCCTTTTTTATTTGGGTGTGGATTAGCGTCACTAATAACATAATCATAATTAATCATATCTCGTGGAGCTATACCTACATGTTTACCAAATATTTTATATAACTCTTTATTGTTTCTACCTTTTATTCTATCCTCATAATCTCTATTATAAGGATTAAAGGAAGAACTTGCTAAATTATTGGCTAATCTATTTTCCACTCCCCAATTTTTATGTATTTGTACATCACCAAGAACAAAACCACCAGCTTCCTCAATGATAGGCCAACCAATAAAGTTTTTCATTTTATGGAAGTATGGTGATGTTTTAATTACATCACAACAACTATCATATATTTTTTTAAATGGTATACCATTATCTTTATATTCTACTTCATAGATATGATCTACAAATAAAGAAATCATTTGAAAATGTCTATATGGTATTCTATTATATTCCATTAATGTTTGAAAGGCATACATGTATCTTAATGAATCTAATATCCAAAAATGTACATGACCATATAAATTAGGTCTACCATCATCCCATTCTAATTTTCTCTTTTGCCAATTTGCTCTTTGACTTTTTGACCAGGCTGCAATACATAAACCAATTTCTTGTGGATCATGTCTCGCCACGTAATCTTGTATTGTTGAGAATATTCCTTGTTGACCAAAACCACACTTAGCTAAACAAACTAATTCCATATCTAATTTTTTTGCTAGAAGTTGTGCCCAATTAGGAAAATCTTTAATAATTATTGGAGCACCTTCTCTTTTCATTTGGTGTGGTACAACACCATCACCTTCTTTTGCTAAAGGCGCTTCTTGTGAATTTATTAAATCAATATAGTTAATATCTGACCAACTACAACCACCAATTACCAATTTTTTTCTATTTCTCATTTAAAAATATATCCTTTACTCTCCTATAAAATCTTTCTTTATTACTATAACCTACAAGTCTAACTAATTCTTTTCTACCATTCCATATTATAAATGTTGGTGTTCCTCTAATAGGTTTAATTCTGTTTTGAGCATACGCTTCTTTAAACCATTCAGGCTGATTATATAGATTAATAATAACCAAAGGTAATTCTTTGTTATCATAATCAATAGCAACCTCATCCATGAATTTATTACAAATGTGACATTTAGGATTGTGTGCCATTAATAATTCTAATGCTTGTATTGTTGTAGCATAAAACATTGCTAAAAGAAATACTAATATTTTCATTATTTTTTCTCCACACTTGTTGCTACACCTTTTTCAGTATCTATCCATTCTACCACTTGTGTATATTTTTTTAACTTAGCACATGTAGTCCTACATGCATTTGGTCCTATATTATTTGATAAGTCTTTTGCAAATTGTTTCCATTGTTTTGATTTTAATATATCTTCTATTTTATTGTTATCATTTATAACACTTGCGTTCAACATATCTTTCATTAATGGGTCGTTCATTGTTTCTGGATCGTCCATTCTACAACAAGGTAGTAATACACCTTGATTAGTAACTGCTAAAGCAATTGCGTCTTTAAAACATAAAGGGTCTAACTCAACATCTCCTTCTGCTCTAGATGTTAGATTTAATAAATCAACACCTAAAGAGTTATCGGTAACTTTAGTCATTTATTGTCCTTTTTGTTTTAGGCATTAACCAATCATCATCATCTGTCCATCTTGCACTATTAATTAATATAAAATTAACATCAGCCTCTTTGGCCATTTTCATTGCCTCATCAAGACTATGTTCATTATAACTGAATATAATAAATTGCCATAAAGGTTTAGTTTGTAAATACTTTTTACTTTCTAACATTATATTAAATAGTTTTCTACCATCTTGGTTTACTCTGTACTTATGACTTTCTTCAGGTATGCCATCTATACCAAATATCCAATTTGCTTTAGGGTTTGCCTTAAAGGCCTCTATATAATGTTTCATAGGTTTTAAAGATGAAGCTAAATGTACTTCAACTTTAGTACCACGTTCTTTTGTGATTTTTAATAATTCGTTTATTTGTGGGTGATGTATTGGGTCTGAATATTGGCCACAAAAAGATATTCGTGGAAACCAATCCAATATTTTATTAAATTCAGGTATTGTTAAATCTCTGCCTGGTACTTTTAGGCCTTTACTTGTAAAACTTCTTTGTCTACCACAACGTAAACACTCTAACGGACATCTATGAGATAAATCAATATTTAATCTCTTATGTCTTCTATCAAAAAAGGAATTTTCCTTTATCTTGATACCGTGTTGTATCTCTGTACCTTCAATCTTTTCTCTATTTGTTTCAGCCATAATATAAAACTATTTATGTTAGATACTAAATGATGTTCCACAACCACATGATGATTTAGTATTAGGGTTTTTAAAATGGAAAGAACTACCAAAGATTTCTTCTTTGTAATCCAACTCCATACCTGCGACATATATTTCAAATAGATTATCTATTACTACTAGATTGTCAACTATAATATCATCTTTAGTTGGTGTCTTTTCAAAGTCGTTTGGTATAAATGACCATTCGTATTCGTGACCTGCACAGCCACCACCTTTGACTTCTAGTCTAACATAATCTACTTTATGTTTTGCTTTTAAATTATTTAAATGTGCTTTCGCACCTTCTGTTAATGTAATCATAATTTTCCTTTAGATAGGCATACCAGTTTGTTTACCTATTTTAGGCTCTTCACCTAATATACTTCTATCTTGTTCTGTAGTATTATTTAGGTAAGTTTCATATTGCTCTTTTGTTAAACAATAACATTGTCCTCTACTATTAGGATACTTCTTATTATATTCACTTGCAACCACCACCGATGTCTGATAACAACTATCATATGTTTCAAATGGTACTTCGTTGTGTATCGTCTGACAAGCAGTCCCTATACACATCATAATAACAAGAAAAAATTCTCCCATTTTTCGTTCCTCCTAGAACTATCGGAACTTAATTCCGATTTTTTTTACTTTTATGGCTCAACTCACTTTCATATTGTTCTAATAGCTTTTTACAGATACCATACCAATAGATACCCGAGTCTCTTAGCATTTCATTGGAAGATCGTAGACGTTCCAACTTGCGTTCTAAAACATCAAGACGGACCTTTGTTAACTTCTTCGTGCCATTATGTAAATGTTCAAGAGTGGTAATTATATTATCAATGTCTGTACACGTATAATTCGGTACTTTAGGTGCCTTCTTCTTAAATGCAAGTAGAGCATACTTAATATCCTGGTATGTTACTTTGCCTGTATTTCGTGCCATGTATTCCCTTTACGGTTATTTTTTTATCAATAAACCAAATCAGAAATATTAGATATAGAATGAAATAGTTGGTAAATACCAACACTTATATTTATATTAGATTAGTGTTAAAAGTGTAAATTGTTTTTGCGAATAGTAATCAAGTGTCCGGCCTATAGGGCTTTGGAGCCTTCCTTGAAACTCAACACCGTTATATATGCTTTGTAAGATTTATAGACCTAGTGTCTAATAGAATAATAATAATAGGGATAGAAATACTGTTATAATGGCCAGCAACCCACAAATGTAATAAAACTTATTTGCCAGGTTTTTCATTGTTCCACATAATCAGTAATGCGAGTACTAATAAAAAAGGAAGACTTATCAATAATAAATTTATAGTTAAATCCATTAACATATCTTATACTATTTATATGATAAAGTCAATGCTCCAAGCTATCAACTTCCAGTTGACTACCACCGGCCACCGAAATCCTGGAGGAAAAAAATAAGATAAAGGATAATGCTAATGATTGTTATTGCAAATATAGATTAAATCTGGCCACCTCCAAATCAATAGCGCCGGCATATATGAAAAATTTTATGTGGTTTAAGGATTCAAATCAATAGTAGCCCCTCTATGTATTACTGCACCTGTTGTGTTAGATGTTTTAGTACCTGCTACGTCTTCTTGTTTATTTCCTTCTACTGATATTGTGTAATTGCCACCCACTTTAAGATTGTAATCGCCACTGCTAACGGCATTAATACGGCCATCTTTGGTCACCATATTAATATCTCCTTTGTCTACTTGTATGTTCACATTGGCATTTGCGCCCACGTGAATGTCATAGTGGTTGTCCTCAAAGCCATCTTTGTTAATGAATATTTTGTGGCGGCCATTGATTGTAATATCTGAATCTTGTTTTATGTTTATGTAATGGTCAGCGTCAATAATCTCGTAAGAGTCGGCCACTATTTTCTTTACAATAGAACCTGAATTATCTATTTCATAACCTGTGCCACTTTTGTGGCGTTCATGTATACGTGTGTAAAAATGATATTTGTTGGTGTACTCATCATACTCCCAAGAATCATCGTACTCTTTAATATGGCCTTGTTCAGATTCAAAAACGTGATTGTATGGGTAAATGGCCGAGTAGGGAATTTCTGGTTGGTCCCAGGTGTCCGAGTCACTGGCCTTTATTGTACTGCCATCAGCGGCCTGCGTCTCGTCAAAGTCCGCCGTTGGTATTTCCAAATTACCTTTTTCGGGATCCTCTCTGTCG